GAGCATTTAGTCAAAGAGGCTAATAGATTTCACAGGGTAGGCGAAGTCCCTAAATTGAGTAACGAGAAGCCGAAAGAAAATGAATTTCAGAAAGGAGAATCAGAATGAAATATCTAATCTTAATCCTGTCCTGCCTCTTGTTCCTGTCGGGCTGCGTAGGCGACTATTATCTACACGTCTACACAGACCCAGATGGTATTGAGCATGAGGTCAAGCTCGGCACGTTGCGGGCACATACCAACCTAGAGGCTAGCAATGTAGGTATAGTCCTCCCAGACGGGGCTATATTCGTAGCTGGTGCGTGGAATAAAACTGCTGACCCTAATTCAGCCTTGGCGTGGGGAATGGCATTTAGTGAAATGATTAAGGCTTGGAACTATTCTGGCGTATTGAGAGGCGGTATATAGATGTGTATTAAAGTAATTCAGCATATTAAAGACGATATGGGATGTGCAAACGATTGTCCTATGAAAAACAAAAGTCCTTACAAAATTAGTAAATGTACTTGCTATAAAAAAGACGTGATAGTTGAAATACTTCGTAGAAGCACTGAGAATGATAATCTGAAAGAAGAGCTAAGTAAAAGGAGGAAGTTTGATAATGACATAGCCAGATTAGGAATGAGAGCAGTAACAGACAGCACTACGGACGAGGCTGAGGAAAATGGAATCGCAGATAGACTTCGTGGGTTTATAGCCACGGCAAGGAAATTAGACATTGAATTTAAAGGAGATATGTAATGGCAGAGCAAATAGACAAATTAGCTCATTTTATTATGGCAAATATAGAAGGTGAGCCATCTAAGAGCGAGGGTGCTGGTGATACTGCAATTAGGATAATCGAGCAACTCCAATCCAAGAATGATAATCTAAAAACCTTATGGAACCAATACGCCGACAACAAGGGCAGTCAGGTAGCAGGATCATGTTTCCGTGCTATGGACAAGGCTGTTAATCCAGAGACATACAAGAAAGAAGATGAATAATGAAAATTCGAACACTTTTTTATAGATCGAAGTGGTTTGATGGAAAAGTCATAGATAAGGCAAGTGCAGATAATCTTTTACTCGGATTAGCTCAACATCTTAACGACGAGTATTCTACTTTTTACGAACATAAAACAATTGCAACTATTACAAATGCTTATAAAAAGGTACGAGGATAATATTAAAGATGCACTATAAAATGTTACATGTTTGTAAAGACGAAGAAACAATTCCTTCCGTTTGTGAATGGGAACATGTACAATGTAGTTTTGCTGAGTTTTGGAATAGAAGTTGTGGAGGCTGTCATTCGTTTATTGAAGGAGGTCCGTTCGAAAACGATTATAATTTCTGTCCGAATTGTGGTAAAAAATTAAATTACAAGAAGGAGCAGTAGAATGAATGAGCAAGAGAAAGAGTTATGGATTGGAACATTTGTTGGCATGCTTTTAATTATTGTGATTTGGATATTGTCAGCAAATGCTGTAGAGAGTTCAAAAATTGAAAAAGGATACTTAACGTATAAGAGCGTAACTTATTCGGTAACCCAATATGATACATTAGATAAACCAGAAGGTAAATGATGCTATGTAAATTAAGATTTTATAATGCTATACAAGCGTTAGAATACGGCAAGAAACTGAATTTTTCCGATCAAATTATTTTTGCTGTAAGTAATCCTCTTACTCATTCAGAGTGGGAGTTTTCGGAACGTTACGATAAGAAAAGTTTTTCTGCTACCATGCGTGACGGAGTAGACTGTTGTAGGTTTACAACTATTGATTACACTTTGCATCCTGAGCGATGGACAACTATCTTGATGTACTTCACAGATGAAGAGGAAGATAGGGCTTGGGATAAGGCGTTAGAATTAGAAGGCAAGAAGTACGATAAACTAGGTGTTCTTAGTCTTATGCATAAAGACAATAAAACATTTCTTATCAAACCTAATCCTAATATGTATTGGTGTAGTGAGACTGGAGGAGAGTTATTTGCTGCTGCGAAGAATCTATTTTGTACTGGTTGGTTTATTCCAGACACAATGACACCTAATGATTTGTTCTTCGCAGTTTATTCGTTTTTGAAAATAGGAATACAGGAAATTTAATTTAAGGAGATGTAGTATGTCACATTTTACTGTTTTAGTATTGAAGAATATTATAAAATACGGAGTTAGTAATATAAGTGAAGCAGAAGGCGACAGGGTTGTAACCAGTTTAATGGTAATTTTAGAAGATATCGAAACAAAAAACGTAGAAATGAAAAGATTAGAAGATTGGATAAGAGTAAAAATAGCGTCTTCTTGTATTGATGATAATATATGTGGTGCAGATTGCGGAACTTGTCCAGTACTTAATAAACGATTAGACGATATTAAAAAAGGATGTAAATCAAAAGGCTGATATTAAATTAGAAACAAATAATTGGGTTCGATGTGACGATGCTGTTAATACGCCTTTACAAAAAGGTAAGCTATATCAGATAATCAAAACGTGCGATAATAGTAGGACAGTACAATTAAAAGGCTCCAGTTGGTTTGCTATGTATCGATTTAGTTATGTTAAGCTGTCCGAAATGAAATTTGACGAACTTAACGATTGTTGTTGTTCAGAAGAAGAGAAATTAAAGAAACAAATCAAGTTGCTTAAAGCAGATAACGATACGTTAAAAGAAGCTTTAGGTAGTATAATAGACGAAGAGTACGGTTTAATGTCTTTTTGTGATTCTAATGTAAAATCTGATATCTTAGAAACAGCAGAGAAGGCCCTAGAGACAGTAGTTTTATAGATAGTCGATTTGAAAATTAGTTTCTTATATTTCAGTAGATACTATTTATATATATAATGTACGCAAGAATACTATATACAGAGTTTGTTCTGTTTTTAACATTTAAGGTTTAGAACTAAAAACAAAGGTTTTATGGACAATAAAAAGAACGAATTATCTTTATTAAACAAATTATTCCCAGCTCCTTCTACAATAAGCACAGATTCATTTTCTACATTATCTACTGGCGACGGCCTTAGATCTTTATCAGACGACGAACGTATGCTATTACGTAAATCGGGTATAACAAATAAAGATTTACAGTTAGCTGTACAAAGAGAACTTGAAGTAAATTATGATAGGGCTATAATTTATAAGGATGTGGATAGAGCTAGAGAGCACTGGATGATGAGCAGTGCATTATCACTCTTTGCAGATACATGTTCTGGGTTAAACTCTTTACAAAATGCTTCTGCTTGGATAACAAGTGATTCTACAAAGTACGTAAACGAACTTACTAAGCTTTTTGATAGAATCGGAGTAGAGGAAAAGATATATGATTGGACTTGGTCTACTGCTCTTTATGGAGATTTGTTTCCTAAGATAGAAGGACGTCCAGGTTACGGTGTTATATCAGTAGATGATAAGAGCCATCCTATTAATATGTCCCGAATAGATGTAAACGGAGTACTAATAGGATTTTTTGATTCATCTCTTGGTGGTGGTAATCAATCTTCTGTTCAAATCGTTCCCCCGTGGGAGTACGTACATTTCCGTCTTCTTGGTGCTAAAAGAAGGCGTCCTACATCTAATGACCCCAATTACCAAGAATACAGATCTGTTCATCTAATGACCCATGATACCAGACAAGCCAGTGATTGTTACGGAGCATCAGTTCTTATAGATGGTATACCTGTTTGGAAAAGATTAAGATTAGCAGAAGACAGTATCCTACTTACTAGGCTAACAAGAGGTCTTATGAGATACATTTATAAGATCAAAGTAGATAGCTGGGAATCAGAATCAGTGGCTGAGTTAATGGACGAATATGTAACTATTTTAAAAAGAGCTAGAGCTATTTCTACCGACGAAGACAATCCAGATTACTCTAGCAAGTTTGGTATTATGAGCAGCTTGGAAGATCTGATACTTCCTGTTTGGGGAGACCAAGGTGATATAACTATTGATAAGATAGGCGGCGATCCAGATATTCGTTGGATCGTAGACATTGATAAACTAGAAGAGCAGCTGGCTATGGCATTGAGAGTACCATTAGCACTGTTAGGCGGGAGTGCAGACGATGCTACCGGTGCGCTTGGTTCTGAGTCTATATCTAAATTAGACATCCAATTCAGTAAGACATCGAAAAGACTTCAAAGAGCTATAAAAGAAGGTCTTACAAGGATTTGCCAAATACATCTAGCTTATATGGGAATGGATCCAGATTCCAAGTTATTCGAAGTCCATCTAAACGAAACATCGTCCGCAGAAGAAGAGCAATTAAAAGACACACTTGATACAGGTGCAGACATTATCGATAAGTATATGGACATGTTTAATAGGATGCAAGAGAACAATCCTCTTATGGAATTTGATCAAATTGAATTCTTTAACTACATGAATCAAAAGATACTTAAGTTGAATGATCTTGATATAAATGATTATATTACAATTAAAGAAGTTGCAGAGCCAGTTCGAGAAGTCGAACCAGCAGATATAGGACCTGCTACAGGAATGGGCGGAGAAGATCTTCCAGAACTAGAACCAGCAGGCAAAGAAGGAACAGAAGAAGCAGAAGCACTTCCTTCGAATATGGCTCCTCCAACAGAACTTCCAGTAGAACGAAAGAGTCGTAATAAGAGTACAAAGTCAATTATTTCAGAGTATCTTAAGAAACAAGACGAGGAAAAGGATAAGTTATTAAAAAGACAACCTGTTATGAATCTTGATCTAACTGCTGCTCTACCTATTAAGAACTCTTATTCAAAGGGTATAATGAATGAGAGCACTTGGACAGATCTTTATGGACATGCAAAAGTAAAAGTAGTTATTAATGAAAAGTTGCATGAAGACGAGAACAAAGGTAGTATAATAAAGATAAAGGATTAAAAATAAAGGATTAAAAGGATTAAAAAGATGTATAAAGTAATAAGTTGGTTTGTTATTTTAGTTCCTGGTTGTTTAGCACTAGCTATTGGAGTATTTGTAATTTCAGTTTGTTTGCATCATGGTATTTGTTTGATACGTGGCAAAGAGGATTTATGGTTAGATAAATGGTAAACGTTTTTACACATACTTTTAAATTATAAGTTAGTATAATAAAGATAAAAGAATTAAATTTAAAGGATTAGAAGATGTCAGATAACAAAAGATTAATAGTAAAGTGTTTGGATGCTACTAATGTATTGCTTACATTAACAAAAGGACAATTGTACGAAGTATCTGAAATGAATGCTTACGAGCTTAAAGTTGTAGGCTGTGATTTTTGGTATTCGAGATCAAGGTTTGCGTGGTTAGATAATTCGGACATATTAACAATTAAACAAATGCTTGATCAAGTTACCGAACAGCGAGATAGTTTACTTAGTGCTCTTAAAAAAATTACTGCTACTACGACGAAAGTCATTGAGAAGATAACCGATTCGAATGATATGATTGAGAGCAATAGTTAAAATGTTAAGAAAAATAAAAAAGTTCTTGATTTTTTCTTTTAATCGTGTATAATAAGGGAGTAGGCAAAAGTTAATAATTTTAGAAAGGATTGAAAATGTGCGGACCTAATTATTTAAATGAATGTAAAGAATGTGAAAATTGTCCTGCAAAGGGAAAAAGGAAACGTGTTGGCGAAGGTGCTAAGTATAAGTTTAAATGCAATAGAGGCGTATTAAAGCCAGTAGCAGGTCCAAAGGAATCTTGTTATATGTACAAATTTTTAGACGAAGATGGCAAGCTCCATTACAACGATTTAGGACAGCTAGTCAAATAAGGTAAAGTAAGTGGAAGATTCTACAACAGAATGTGTATTAGAATACGGTAAAAGCTATCGTAAGTGTTTTGATACTAGAGAACAATTTGATAAGTTTATGTCAATACATCAGTGTGGCGGAATTCTTTCTACTTCTGAAGGACGTTTTACAATAAACGAAGGAAAGATAGTGAAAAGTCAGTATAATAAAGGAAAAGATTAGAAGATGAAAACAGGCAAGATAGGAATAACAAAATGGAAATAGGTAAAGATACAATTGTAACTAAAAAGTCGTCCGAAGCACTTTTATTAGACTCTAAAAAGAAGAAGATGAACGAAGACAAAACAGAAGAAATATTTAAACCTTCGACAATTGATCAAGTAGAGATGTTGTTGAAAAGAGCTTCAGGCAATTCAGGATTGGACACTAGGTCAAAGAAGTCACTTATGCTAGAAGCACTTGACATAATTTCGAAGTCTAGAAGCAAAGAGAAGAAAGCTGTAAAGGTACAGAGTAAAGATGCACTTATTATTTAGTGAATTCGTTTAAAGGATAAGGAAATGGATAAAAAGAAAGATAGGCATCAAGCTGTGAATTCCGTTTACAAAGAAGTTTACGGAAAAGGAAAACCGGAAACGTATGTTCCTGCTATTGAAATAGATGTCAAAGGAAAAGTATGCTCTGGTAAATCAACTATTTGTGAGTTTATTAAAAAGCTTTAGAAGAAGGCGGCTTTACTAATATTGAAGTTCGAGGCGAAGAAGAGAACAGAGTGTCGTTTGGTTTCAGTTACGAAAATAGAATGAAATGTTTTAATAAAGATATAAGTATCAAACTTACTACGAAGCAGTTACCTCTTCATACAGTAGAAGAGATAGACGATTACTATGTACATGTGTAAGGAATTAACTAATGATATTCGAATTTAACTGGAATTGGTTCGAAGACTATTGTCCTAACTTATTTGAACATCCTGATAAGACAGCAGAAGAGTTCGAAGTTGATTGTAAAAAAGCTTTAAGAGAATGCTTTGATGAATATATGAAAGATCAAGATGCTTGGGTAGGTGTAAATGATTGGGTAGAATTTGCTTGTGGCACTCTTAAAAGTTATGGATATATACCAGTTGTAACAGTTTCGTACGGATTGTTCGGCGGATACATAGTAGACAAACATTCTAAAGATAGTAAATTGTTAAGAGATTTTCCAGAAGAAATTCAAAAGATGGTTAAACATAATGAAGCATACAGAAAGATACATGATGTTAAATATTGTGTGGAATATAATGATGCTAAATACAGCACGGAGTAAGAAGATGTTCAATAAGCTATTTGGAATACTTAATGAAGTTGATTTGTCTGATACTTCTAAGGTTGCTCATTTTTTAGACAGGACGAATAATCATATTAATCTTGTTAAGCAGGCAGCACTTAGGATAGTAGAGACTTATCCAGAATACGCAGAGTTGCTTAGTCAAGTAGATACACACGACTCTTCTAAATTTAAAGAACCTGAGAAGACTCCTTACGTAGAATTGACATGGCAGAAGAAGATTGGTAAAGGTAAGAATCCTAACGTTACTGGAAATGAAGATATAACGAACGCAACTCTCCATCATATTAAATATAATAAGCATCATCCTGAATATTGGTTAGAAGATAAGACCAAAGCTAATCTTAATAGTACGAATAGAGACGAATCGATCGAATGTGTTGATGCGACTAATATGCCCACAATATCAATAGCAGAGATGGTTAGCGATTGGCAGGCGATGTCAGAAGAGTTAGGTACGAACACAGCTAGAGAATGGTACGACGGTGTAAAGGATGTCCGTTGGCATTTCAGTGAAGAACAGAATCAACTTATCGATAAGCTACTGACAGTATTCGAAGAAGCTAATTAAAAAGAAAAGGAAAAGAAAATGGACGAAGAAAAAGATCTTATTACAATGTTAAGAGAATGTTATGAATCAGCATTGGCAAACCAGGCTATTGATTTAGCTGTTGAAATTGCTCTTAAGATACATGAGATAGGAAGCTAGAAGGAATTTTTAAATCTAGTAAAAAGAAAATGGAAAAGCATAAACTCGATTGTACGTGTACTTATTGTAGAGGAAAAGATAAGTTACATTTTGGTCTTAACATTCCTATTCATTGGAATAGCTGGAATGCATGGTATGTGATTAAAGTATGGAGAGGCTGTTATATTCGTTGGACAAACAGTTGGTTTAAAAAGGTTGGAATAGATCGAAGGACTGGACTGGAAAATAAAAAGTATGATTGCCCGTGTTTAGAGATAGCAGGGATGTTGAATTTTACAAGTAAAGGAAAACCGATACAAGATTGTTGTATATGTAAAGGAACTGGTTATGTTCCTGATAGTAAAAATATGAGCTTAAAAATTTAAAGGACGAAAATGAAAAAGCTTAATTTTGATGATCTGAATAAAAGTGAATTCCAAACAGTAGTAGAAAAGATCAACGAGATAGTTGATCGGGTGACCGAATTTGAAAAAAGGATATTCAAATACTACATAGAGCCAGACGCAGACTTAGAAGCCAATCTTATCGAAGTTTTAGGATTAGAAAAACAAGACGATAAGGAAACAAAAGAAGAACATGAGTTTTGTAATCTTATAGCAAAAGTTAAAGTTTTCGATGTAACAATGAAAAGATTTATGTGCATGAAGTGTGGTAAGCCTGCAACAGGTAGAGCAAGTATTAATACTACAAATCCTGAAGTATTGCGTTGGTTTAGTCCAAGTGGATGTCCTATAGATAATAGATCATTTCCTTTATGTGATGCTTGTGCTAAGGAAGTAGAGAAAATAGCCGACGGAAATATTAAGGATAAGGAATAAAATAATGGAAGTATTAGGAGAAATTACGTCCGGAGTAGCAGCAGAGTTAAATGGCAAATATTGGGGATGTCAGTACGAAGATGGCTACAGTCGTACTTATGGTTTTGGTCCTATAGATAATGCTAAGATTAGTGTCCCTGAGTTTTGTACTAAACCAGAAGCTATGACTTACGATACAGATTTTAGAAGAAAAGAGTTAGCTAAAGCAACTTTAGTACGTATTTCTAGAGTAGCTCATTTTAATGTGGAAGAAATTAAAGATGACTGATAACGATGAAATAACTTTAAAGCATATGACTGTAGAGCAATATAAAAATAGTATTTGTACTCCTATTAAATCGGGAATGCAATTCAGTGAAGTAAATATCGATACGACAAAAGAACTTAATATGGAAGCTGCACTTACTGGGAGATCACATCGTGGCAGATGATAGTACTAGAAATGAAGCTATGAACTTTCTCCTTAAGGAAGGTTCTTCTACAACTAAAACTACGAAGAAGGAAGAGGCTCCTTCATATACATTATACGAAGACAAAGAAGATAATTCTCAGGAAAATAAAAAAGATTCACTTATTGAGAAGTTAGCAGCATTAGAACATGACCAGTGGATGGAATGGGCTAAGTCAATTATGAAGTCAGAAAAGTTATCTGCTGATCGAATAGCTCGCTGGGAAAAAGAATGTTTTATGCCTTACGAAGATCTATCTGAAGAGATGAAAGAATTCGATAGGGAATGGGCGTATAAGGTAGTTGACATTACGGGCAATACAAATAGCCCCGATGTACAAGAACACTCAGTACACGCAGAGTACGAGCCCCTTAAGGGTAGTATAAATGAAGACTTACCAGACCTAACTAACGCTTTTGAAGAAGTAATTGATAAGAAGACAAAAGATTGTTCCGAAGAGATTGAAGTTGTTCGTGAACGTTATACAAGCAACATTAGATTTGATATAATAGAAGGAATGTTTTAGTGATTGACTTTGATATATTTAACAGATTAACAGAAGCAGAAAAATGCTTTAAAGATACTAGATATGATTATCTTTTTCCGGCAATAGAAGGTTGTGTAGAAGCAGGACAATATGATGAGGCAGGAAGAATGCTAGACCGTTTCCCTACTAAAAAAGAACTTCTTGACACTCTTACTGAGAAGCTTGTAAATAAATCTGTTTATAAGACATTTTAAAGAATATCTGAAAACAAATACAGTGACGATACTGGTATGTTAAAAGGGTTTAGTAGTCTTTTAACACATGCAGCAATAGAGGTAGAAAAAGGTAATAAAGAATATAGAGCTCTTTATCCTTTAATCTATGAAAGAATAGGAAAAATATTATATAGGAGCAAATAATGAGTACTGATTTACAAGACGCAGTTGATTTTATTAACAGTGAATTGAATAACGAAGGTGTTGTATCAAACACAGACGAAGATTCCGAAGAAGTAGCTATTAAGAAGTTGACGGAGAAGGGTAAAGTAAAAGAAGATTTAGATATAGAGAGAGGCAAAGAAGAAGAACAAGATTTTGTAGAACAGGATTCAGATATAGAAAGAGGTAACGAAGTTTCTGAATTAGACAGTTATATTAATAAAGAAGCTCTTCGTATAGCTTCAACTATAACTAGAAAAAATTTAGTAGATATAATTACGAATATGCTAAAATTATCTATTGAAGGTATATATGTAAACGGCGGAGGTCTTGCAGATGTACTTAACACAGCAGAGGAAATAGTACAAGCGTCAGGTTGGGCAATAGATGAAATGGAGGATTCTTGGGATGAAATTAAAGACGAAATGGAATCAACGTTGCTAGGCGACGGAAATGATAATGACGACGAAACTTACGAATCTAAGAAAACAACTAAAAAATAACTAGAATAATTATAAATAGGGATTCAAATGTTGAATGATTGTATTAATACATGCAGATACGTATTAGGCGCTACAGGAATAGGTACAATGGTAATGGGAGTGACTGCTCCTACTGGTAACGATATTTGGCCTAAGGTCGTTGCAATAATGGGTGGATTAGTAGCTACAATGTTTTCAGTAATGTTCGGTACATTTATTAAACATATTTATAGTCATACTGAGAAAACAGAAGAGCTTATAGACAATAAACTTAATACACAGTCAAGAATATGTACTGCTGAGTTAAAAAATTCTATTCGGGACGCAATAGTCGAAGGAATAAAAGAAGGCGTACAACAATCGCACTTAAATAAAGAGTAGGATTTAAGTAATGGATATTAAAACAGCAATAGATTGGATAATTAATTCGTCTGGTCTGACGTATAATCAAATGCTTGGAATAACAATAGCCGATGTTCGTACAAGATTTCCTAATAAAGATATGTCTAATACATTTATTAAACATGTGTTAGCTTTTGTTAGAGCTTATGCACAAGGTCAGAAAGATCAATTTGACCTTGATACTATTAAAACTCAGGTTACTACTTGGCTAGATAATAACTTTCCCGGCAACGAGATCGAAAAAGGTAGATTAAATGATAAGCCTTATATCAAAATATGGCTGGAGGGTAAATAATGGCTGAAGTATTAGAAGGTAAAGAAACAGTATTCTTTGTAGGAGGTACCGGAAACAAAACTGGGACCTCACTTGCCGGAGGATGTACAAGAGCTTATTACGATGCTAATATAGCAGAGTCTGGTGATCTTAGTAAGATAATGGGAGATGATGGCGCATGTTTAATTACTGCATCAGGAGTCACTTATAATAATACAACAGGAGTTTTATCGTCGGCTAGTGTAGCAGCAGTAGCAGAGGCTGGTATGGTAGCTCTTGTTATAGGAGGTATGTTAACTCCTGGTGAGTATGAGATACTTTCAGTTGTAGGAGATACTGTAATAATAGATGCCGGGCTTTCTCTGGGGGGCGACACCTCTGTTACTGTAAATTTAGGAGGGGCTTTTGATACAGCAGTAACAGGATTTGCTAATTTGAATGCTTCAAGTTATAGTTTGTGGCTGTTGGATAACAAAGACGAAGCAACTATGGGAACAGTGACAACATCGGCTGCCGGTTCACTAGCAGCAAATACATACTTATATTGGATTGGATTTAATACAACGCCTCCTATTAATTTAGATGAGCCTTCAGGAGATACGGACTATAACGAAACATTAAAAACAGCAGGAACATATTATTCTTCTGCATTAGGTATATTGATAAATGGCGGAACAGCAATTATAGGCACTAAAGTTTCAAAAAATACTTCGGCACAAGACTTCGCTTTGAACCTATCAAATGTTTCAAATATGGTAATAAAAAACATAGCAATTACCCACGCAACAGGCAACTCGTTAATTTTCCAGTCCGGTCCGACTCAAGGACTACAATTCTTAGATTGTTCGTTATCAACTTTTAATGAGTTTAATGTCGCTAACGTAATGCTATCATTACTTATAAAAGGTACCTATATTGGAGATCTGAATACATCTTTTAACGGTACATTTCGACACAACAATAAAATTATAAGTTCAGTATTTGATCTAAAGACAAAGATTGGTATAGCAAGCGATAACATAGAAGTACAAAACTGCTTATTTGTAGGAGGGAGCAAAGGAATATCTGCCGATAGTTTAGGAGGAGTGAAGAATTGTATTTTTTATAATCAAACAACTACCTGTATTAGTTTTGAAGGCTCAGGCTCTAAAAACAATATTATAAATAATATTTTTGTACCTCAAGCAACTAAAAATGTCTTAGACATAACGTCAGCAGGAGGTGGGTCAGTAGGACTATTTAGTAATAACATATACTATGGAGCAGACGGATCACCACTGGCAAATCCATTCGACGATGTCGGCAGTGATTTTATTCCGTATGGCGGAGGTAATCAGGCAGTAGATCCTATGTTTGTTGATCCGGCTAATAATGATTTTAGAGTTTTTTCTGATTCGCCAGCAGTTGGAGCAGGGATGCGAGGTTTATATCCTGGAGGAGATTCGATTGGAGGTTTTCAACCCGAAACAAATTCAACAGGGTTTGGTAAATTCCGGGGTACAAATAGATTTGGTGAAGTATATAAACGTTGTAATCAAATATAGGAAAATAATAAAATGACATTCACGACAATATATAGACCAACAGGAAGAACATATTATTGCAGGTTCGTAAAACAGCTTGATAATAGTATTTGGGACGACGTAGCAGAAGCTTTGTCTACTACTACTACCTGGGCAAATAGTGTAGTAGGGATATCTGAATTTAATGCTGCGGGCCAATATCCTATCGTTATTCCTACTGATCTTATTAAAGGAATTATATATGATGTAATAGTATATAGACAAGCAGGTGCTAATCCTGCTAACACAGATTTAGTCGATAGTGGTTATGAATTAAAATACGGCAGTGAATTTGGTTTTTAATATTAGGAGCATAAAATGGACAATTTAATTAGTAAAATGTTAGACGATAGTGACGAACTTCAGGACAAGTTAGTAGAATGTCGGGGTATAGAAGAAGGCATTGTATCGAACACAGACGAAGATTCTGAAGAAGTAGCTATTAAGAAACTGACAGAAGAAGAAACAGAATTTGAGACTAACACAGACACAGAAGCAGATATGTCCGGCGATGTAAACGCAGAAGCCGAAGAAGATCATAGTGAAGAGGGCGAAGAAGTAGATAAAGAGTACTTCGGTAAATCAGGAGACACCTATTACTATTTAATAGGCAATGAATCTGACAGCGGTGTAGTAGAAGATCTTCAAATCGTTGACCAAGAAGGCGAAGTAGTTTATAGTGCTAAAGATAATGAAGCAGAGATAACCAATGTAGTTGATTTCATTATCCAAGCAATACAAGAAATGGACATAGAAGATATATCTTATGATGTGTTTGAAAAATACATTATGCCTAAGTTAGTTGAGCCAGAAGAAGAGGAAGAAGAGTTTAGCGAAGATGAGTTCGGCGAAGAAAATGAAGAAGATATGATACCTGACGAAGAGGATACGTTCGAATCAATTAGTAGGACTAAGTATGTTTACAAAGATAAAGATTACGAAGTTGCTTTGCTTCCTGAGAACAAAGTTCGAGTAGGCGGAAAGATATTTACTTTATCAGAAGATACATTAAGTTTTTATAATATTAAAGAGAGTAAAGTAAACTTTGAAAGTTTACGCGATCTTGCTAAGGATATGTTAAGAGCGATGGACGAAAGTGAATTAAAGGAATTAAAAGAAGGTTACGAAGAAGCAGGTGTAAGAGATGGAACTGGTCCTAACAAACGTTCGCCTCGAAAAGGCATGGGTAGAAGAAAAGCAGCTGGGGAGACTTGTCCTGCTGAGGTAGACGAAGAGGGTTATAATCCTTCTGGAGTAGGTTCAAATGTTTGTAGTAAGTGCGGCGCTAAAATAGGCGAACCAAAAGATGGAATATCTGTTTGTCCTAACTGCGGTAATAAAAATAGAATGCTTGGCAAGAATGAATCAAAAACCAACGAAGGTTTTGAAAGTATCGAAGCAGCCGAAAAATTTTTAAATGTTAATGGTTTAAAGCGTGCAGAAAATACCACGGAAGAACAAATAATGGAAGCTGCTTACAGTATTAGAAAACTTCAAAACACTTTTATTGAAAAAAAGGAAGCAAATATGAAGAAAACAAATGAAGATATCACAACTGATGTAAAAGACCTTCAGAAGAAAGCAGAAGCAGCGGTCAAAGACGGCGATTATACGAAAGCAGCAGATTATGTTAGCCGACTTGCTAATGTTGAATCGTCTGTAGGAACAGTTGAAGATGAGTCAGCTGTCGTAGAGCCAATTGCAGATGAAGCACCTGAAGCATCTGAAGAAGATGTAGTTGAAGAGGAAGAAGTAGCAGAGGATGTAAAAGAACAAGTAGACTTCTTAGACACATTACTAGAAGAAGGTATGAATAGATAAACAGTTATTGCTATTAGTTAGACAGAGACAGAGACAGAGACGAAGAGCACGACGTCTTGGATACAGATCTAATGCTGATCAGTGAAAAGGTTCGAATCCTTTCTGTCTTTTAAATTATAAATACTTAGAACAATTTTAGGAGCATATAATGTTATTATCAGAAACAACGTTTACTAAAGGAAAAATAGTTGAAAGTGCACAACAGGAATTGCCTAAAGGTGTTCTTTGTAGAGTAATATATCCAATTTGTAATATTGGGGAGAAGAATCAGAATAATAGAATATACGAAAAGGATCTTTGGGAAAGAGTTATTTCCGAAGACCGTGTGATAAGAGTCATGGCGGAAAGAACTTTGTTCGGACAAGCGGAGCACCCTGAAGAGACTCAATCCGATCTTCAATTAACATCTCATATTATTACAAAGACTTGGATAGACGAAAGTGCTAATAAAGTATACCAGGAGATGGACGTACTTAATACGCCTTGTGGTAAGATAATTAACACATTATTAGAAGCAGGTTGTTTAGTCGGTGTAAGTACAAGAGCAGAAGGCGAGTTAGAAGAAGTTACTGAGGGCAATGAAACTCATTATAAAGTATTGTCTGAGTCTTATAATTATGTAACGACTGACTTCACTGCCGATCCAAGTACATTTAATGTTAAGCCAGTTAAGTATGAATCAAACGTAGTACAAGAAATTAAACAAGGTTTGAAGTCTAAGAAACTTGATAAACATTTTGCAACAGTATTACTTGAATCTATGAAGAGTAAAGAAGCAAAAGCAGTACTCGAATCAATTGGCAAAATAGATGGGGCTATAAATACCCCAGGAGATAAGAATAACGCAGTACACGGGTTGTCAGAAGGCCTAATTGGGAAGCTAATCCGCATTAAAGAAGGTAAATATAAAGGTTCTTACGGAGAAGTTAAATCAATCAACGAAGAGGATGTAACAGTCACTTTATCGAACGGTGCAGAGATTATTACTAATACAAATCGTATCGATATGGATGCAGTTCAGATTAATACAACTCAAGCAAGCGGAGGCGATACAGTTGAGCCTTTAGAGATTGAGGCAGAAATAACTCCAGCAGAACCACTTGAGGATATGGGCGACGGCGAGATGGAAGGTCCTGAGGCATTAGAAGACGAGATGCTTAGTGAACCTGAGGATATAACTTTCGAATCTAAAGAAGCTGGTGATAAACCAAATTGGCCTAAAGAAGAGCAGTCAGATAAAGAAGAAGAAGAAGATCTTCAAGACGAAGCAGACGCTAAAGATTATAAAGAAACAGATGAATCTAAAACTAACGAAGTATTAGAATACAGTATTAACTATAAGAATTCTGCTGGTGAGTCTAATATTTTTGATAAAACAGTCCGGGCTGCTAATACAATCGAAGCCGCAGATAAAGCACAGTTACTTATTGGAGAAGATAATAAGATTGTTTCTCTAAATGTAGTTGCTTCTGAGAAAGTAAACGAAGTAGAGTTTGACGGACGATATGGAGACGACGTATTAGATGATACTAACGATGGTTTGGATCATAGTAAGGACGAAGAAGCAGTTGAGAAAACTGAATCCATTACAAGCACTATTCGCGATCTTAGAATTTCCGAAGCTGGTATAAGAGCAGAACGTGAGAAGGCAATCGAACTATTAGAATCTGCAGAGAAGTCTTTAAAAGATGTAGATAGCTCGAAAGCACTTGAATTCAAAATGCTTAGCACTAGATTAAAAGAAGCGCAATCAAAAGATTCTGTTGAAATAAAAGCTCTTTGTAAAAAGCTAGAAGAGAAAACTTCTGTCATTAATAAAGTGAAGAAGCAAGTAGAAGGGTTGAAAGCTTCTTATAATGTCGATTTGCTTAAGATAAAAGAGCAAGTACAGTCTCATAAAAAAGATGTACTAAAGGTAACTGAGGCTTATAAAGTTAAAATAGCTAAAGAAGAAAAGTTACTCGACGAAAAATATAGACACAAATTTATTAAGAATTATGTAGCAATAAAATTAGAATCAACTGGATGTAATCCTCACAGTTCTACTCGGGCACTTCTCGAGAAGAAGAAGACAGTAAAAGAAGTCGATGAAACTTTTGACGAAGTTCTCGATGTAATGCGTCAGAATGCACTTCATTCCCGCAAGTTAACAGAAATTATTGTCAATAAGAATGAGAAGATAGATCCAGAAATTAAACGGATTGAAAACAATATAAACGGATTAAACTTTTAATTAATTATAGAAAGGTTTCTTATGAAATCTGGTATGAAAAATCTTGTTGAGAAGAGATTAGCTCAGATCAACGGTCGCCAGACTCAGCTTGCTGAGAATTGGTCACCTTACATTAACGCTGTAGATAAATATATGCAAAGTTCTCGTAACCGTAGTCTTACTATTTACGAGAGACAAGTTATTGGTCAGTGTTTAGAAAATGCTCTAGATGAGCACGGACTTCGTAAAGGTAAAATGTTTGAAGCAACAGACGAAGGCGATATTTCGTTTTTAGGCGTACAGCTTCCAGTTATTGCAGCCATGCTTCCAACTCTTGTAATGAACGATATTGCAATCGTTCAGGCAATGGATCGTAGAACTGCTTCTTTGTTCTACTTCGACGCATTGTATGGTAGTGATAAAGGTGCTATTGAAAGTGGCGATACGATGTTAAGCGCACGTACTGGTCACGATCGTACTACTTCGGGTCGTCGTTATGCGATGGCAATGGTAGAAGACGAAACTTTGTCAGATGCAGCCGGCGATGCCGATGTTTATACTGGCACAGTAGACTATGCACCTGGTGTTAAACGTGGCACAGTTGTTGTAAAAGACAGTGACGGAAATGAAATTGCTAGTGATAGAGCAACAGATGGCATTATCGCAGCAACAGACTCTTCTGGTGTTACAGGTACTATTACTGCTGCTGGTGATTACAGTATTGATTTTAGTACATATAGTTTAGGTTCAGGTCTTGGTGCTGTTATTAGTTATCAGTATCAGTATGATTTGCCTTATGATAGTGATTGTTGTGATTATAAGGGTGTTCCGGAAGTAAACTTCCAGGTAACGCAGGCTAATCTTGAAGCCATTGATTTTCCAATTCGTTCTAAATATTCTATTGGTGCAAGTATTGATCTGCTTAAAGCACACGGAATAAATTTAGAGACAGAAATTGTAAAATATCTTGGCGGCGAGTGTAAGTTCACAATCGATCATTACGGTATTGATTTAATTAATACTGCTGCTGAAGATGGAATTTATATTCCTAATGCTGCAGGAACTGATGTTCTTCGTAATCCGGCTGCTTCTATTACACAGTGGGACGCAGACGTAGGTAGCGGTGAGCCTTGGTTGTGGAAAAAGCATGAGATAATTGACCGCTTTGAAGAAGGTTCAAATAATATATTTGCAGCATCGTTGAGAGGCGTTGCCACTTATATTATTGCAGGTAACTCAGTTGCAAGAGTTATTAAACAGCTTCCTAACTTTAAGCCAAGTGCAATGCCAAAGGTTCCGACTGGTCCTATGAATATAGGTACGCTTGACGGTAGAACTGTTATTCAGGATCCGTTCTTAACATCAACTCGTTATGTTATGGGTTACAAAGGCGACAACTTCCTTACCGGTAGTTTTGCTTATTGTCCATATATTCCGTTGTTTGCAAGTCCGACTCTTGTTACTTCTGATCTTTATGCTCAGAAGGGTTTCTTAAGTAGTGCTGGTTTCAAGGTTACCAACCCTGCGTTGTTAACTTATGGTACTATTACTGGAACTTATTTTGGATAAGCTGTAAAAGATACGATGGGAGGGGCATTAATTTGTCCCTCCTAATTTTAAAAGAAAGATTAAAATTAATTTAAGGAAAAAGAAAGATGATAGAAAGAAATATAAAGGCATTGATAGCTTTTAATTTAAATACTCAGTTAGAACAAGTCAGTCTTAAAAAGGACGAAGTTAAAAGAGTTAAGTTCCCTAACGAAGATAAGTATAAAGCTCTTTTATCGTTGAATACATTCGAAGAAGCTCGTAATGGAACACCAGTAGTTAAAGAAGAAAAAGTAAAATCTTTAGAGAATAAAATAGTTGTTGTAAAAGAAATCCCTGCTACTGATAATATTGCTGATAATGAAATTAATGCATCGGATGTAAAAGAAATAGGACAACTTTGTGAGAACTGTAGCATACCTATGGTATTATCAGGCGAAACTTATTCAGAAGAAGGACATGTTTATAGTTTTGTTTGTCCAATGTGTAAGAACGAAAAGGAAGTAATTGAAACTAAAGAATTGGAAGCAATCAAAACTAAAGAAGCAGATGTAGAAGAAATAAAAGTCGAAGAAATAGTAACAAAAACAGATCCTAAGATTTGTCCAATTTGTGGAAAAGGCAAGAGAAAAAATTCAAAGTATTGTGCAACGTGTTCTAGTACTCGCAAATAAAAGAAAAGAGATATGGCATATACATTAAAAATAACAGTTGATAATACAAGGGTTGGCGGTGATTTATCTGGTTATCCGGCCCTGATTACCGAAGCGAATCTGCCCGATAGTTTTTGGGCTAATGCTCAACTGGACGGTTCTGACATCTGGTGCAATCTGGCCGATGGTACAAAGCTTAAAAGAGAAATCGCTTATGTAAATGTGGCTAACGAGAAGTTAGAGATGTGGGTATCTCTTCCAACTCTCTCTGGATCGGTTGATACTGAATTTTTTATAAACTATGGTAATTCAACATTATCAGAAACTAACGATTTGGATACCTGGGATCCAAACCATAAGCTGGTTTATCATTTCGGAAACGAAGTTGATGGAGTACAGCCTGACTCATCTCAAGGGAATAATGACGGCGATATAGTTCGCGGTATTTCAAATGTAGAGAGCATTGAAGCTTTGAAATCTCCTGACGTTAGTGCCCATCAGGGCGTGGCGTGGGATGGAACATATTACTATGCGATTGATACGGGATCAGTGACTAAATATACAGCCGATTGGGTGCAAGTAGGCTCTGTATATTCAACTCTTTTTGCAGATGTCGAGAATGAAATCGGGCATGAAACCACCAATGACTATAACCATAATGGCGATGGCTGTCATTATAATGGCAAATTATATATACCATTGCAAGGTACAGGTACTAATTTAGGTGGAACTGGAACTTCACAGGCAATTGCAATTATAAATACTAATGGCTCAGGTGAAATGGCATACGATTCCGCTGAGAAGCTTTGGGATAAAATGTCACAGCGTTACGAGGTTGACGGTATGTACATTGATGGTACATCTGCTTATATTGTTTCGTATGTCAATAATACCACTCACGAAGATTCTAAACGAATTAGAGTATGGACGATTGCAGATTGGTCAGAAGGAATTGACATAACAATATCAAGCGGTACTAAGTACATGCAAGGAATAACAGGCTACAAGGGAGGATTTGCAATTACTTCTGGGTCTGCTTCACTTTATCAAGTGGATTCAGACGGTACTAGAATGGGTCATATTTTATGGAGTAGGACGCAGGTCGGAGACGGAGATATTGAGGGTCTTTGTTATCGTAACGACATCGATTCGTTATGTGTTTTATGCGATCACATTTCCGATCATAATGGAGATAGTTATGTTTATGCCCTTCAACCAACTAATTTAGGTATAGCTGATTTTGATAATGATGGGACTGGTGTAAGATATGTAGATGTACCGTCAGCAACATATTTTGAAGGATTGTCTGCTATAACTATGGAATGCAAAGCTAAACTTGATGATATTACTGATAGCCAGAGATTTTTATGGTCTTATCCAGGTCTTAGTTTTGAGCCGGATCCAAAAGGGACAAATCATGGTATTGCTTTTCACGACGGAAGTGCTTGGAAAAATAGTTCAGAGTTTCCAATAGATGTAACAGGAGTTTGGCATCATTTTGCTGTTACTTGGAATAAGGATGTTGATAGCGGGGCGTTTAAGTTTTATTTAGACGGTGTCTCTATCGGAGGTTCGGGTAGTCGCACAACTGTTTTAGGTGTTGATTATAATGATTTCTTTATAGGAACAGGACATGCGACACTTTCTGATCAACTTGATGGTTTGATGGATGAATTTAGAATATCAGATAGTCAGAGATCGGCCGATTGGCTCTTAACTGAGGTAAATAATCTAACTGCTCCTGCTGATTTTTATGCAGCCGAATTGTGGCAAATTCCTGCTAGTCAAAGGTGCAATAATTTACTTGGAGGTTTAGTAGGATGAATTATATAGGTGATTTTACTGTTGATTATACTAATCTTACATTCTTTTGGAATACAAACGACAAAGCTGGGGCAAGTATAACAAGGGCTACGGATGGAACTGTTAAAGTTATTCGAGATGATGACACAGATTGTACTGGAACAAGTGTTACGGATACTGAGGATAGTCCGGATACTGGAATCCATAAGTGTGTTATAGATTTAAGTGACGGGGCTGATTATATAATTGGTCATGATTATTTTGTTTGGATTGACGGTGCTGTAGTAGACGGCGAAACAGTTAATGCTATGATAGCTCATTTTTCTATTTTTAATAGATATTCAGCTACTGGCACCGCTGCAGTATCAATAGCAGTAAACAGTTTACATAATTTTGATCCGAATAACGATCAAGTCGATGTTGCGGCTGTAGGCGGAGCTGGATTTGCCGATGGTATTAATGATTTTAAAGCTACAAGTGTGGAGGTTACTAATTTAACAGCTATAGCGTCAGCAGTTTGGAATGCACTAACATCTGGTTTCTCTACTGCAAGTAGTATAGGCGAAAAGTTGAAAAATTGGACTGTTGGATTAGTTACAAGTAATTCCGATAAAACAGGTTATTCCTTAGCAGTCGATCAAAGTGCTGTAACAATCGGTACTGTTACAACTAATACGGATATGAGAGGAACAGACGATGCAGCTACTGAGGCTAAGCAAGATATAATAGATACAGTCGTTGACGCAGTTAAATTAAAAACAGATAAGTTGAATTTTAATACAGATAACGATGTATATTCAATACCAAGAGGAACAGGTGCAGGAGCTGTCACATTAAGTTATTATGTTTATACCGACGAAGCTGCAAAAACTGGTCCAATAGCTGATTGTAAGGTCTGGATAACAACTGATGTTGCTGGTACAAATATTGTAGCATCTGGATATACAGATAACTACGGGAAAGTAATATTTTATGTTGATCCTGGGACATACTATATATGGCGCAAGAAATCGGGATATAATTTTACTAATCCAGATACAGAAATAGTTTCATAAGGGGTAAAAAATGGTAGATAAATACGGCGAAGGTAGTGTAGCAACAGGCAACGATCTTACGCCTATCCGTCAAATGGATAAGTACGTCGATTGGATAAAAACAGAATTTCAACCTCTTACTCTTGCTACTCCTGATGCAACAATCGAACAATGTGTAGAAAATGCAATACGCTATTGGAATACTCATAGTGCTTATAAGATCAGTACTATGGTTGATTACGCACTTAGTCAGGTGAGAGCACAGATACCTACGGATTTTAAATCAGTTGTACAAGTATATCCAGGTAGTGCAACACAATGGATATTAAATGATCATCCTCTTTGGACTTTAACAGGCGTAGCTATATTAGATAACGTTACTTCTGATTTAATAATAATGTCAGAAGCTTTTAGAAATTATCGAACTTACATAGGTACTGATTTTAGATGGACGTTTGTTAAATCAGAGACTCCTAATGTTGATGGTGGATATCTTTATTGTGAGAATCTTCCTAAATCAAATTCGTCGGTGTTTGTAGTAGGTACAAAAAGGATTACAAATACTGAGGATATTAAACAAGAATATATACTAGATTGGGTACTCTCCTATACTTTGTCTTTGGTAAAACTTATAGAAGGAAATACTTTAAGAAAAGCTGGAATTGTTAATATAAAGAACGATGGTAATGATTTAGTAAACGAAGGTAAGGAAGAGAAAAAAGATTTACAAGAAAGGCTAGCACGAGATGGCCGTTGGGTTTCATTAGCCCGTCGTTGTTAGAAGGGGCTATAATTATACCCTTCTTAGAATTAAACTTAATACAAGCAGAGTATAAGCCCCTAAATAGAACGTATATAGAGAATGTAAACAGTTTGTTAGACTACATTCTAAGCTTGTTTTTAAGGATTAATAATAGAATGAAAATTAAAGTATTCAAAGACGAAGAAGACAAATGGTATTGGCACATTCTTGCTCGTAATAATAAAGTATTAGCAGTATCTGAATCATATGAAACTAGACGTAGTTGTATAAAGACAGCAGAAAAAGTAGCTTGGTCAGATCCGATGAACATAATTATTGACGAGAAATAAATGAACGAATTCGAATACGTATTAGAATCCTTAAAAACAGCTAGAGAAAAGTATCTCAATACTGGAAAGATTTCTAAGGATTACTTTGGTTATTTATTAGAACAAGATCCTTCTAAAAATAAAAAATATCTCGAATGGATGTGTAAACAAATAGTTGACGGATATAACAGACTCGAACATCTTAAAGATACAATACAATACTTCGATACCCTTGTTAATAAGAATAAGATTAAAGAAAAAGATATTAATTATTACAAATCTGTAGAAGACGTTGAAGAAGTAATAGCAGATGTTAAGGATAAGCTTTCAAAAACAGAAGTTAAGAAATCTGTTAAATTAAAAGAAGCTGATAAAGTATATGAAGACGATAGATTAGTTGTTATAAATCCTCATACGCATAAAGCTGCTCAGTTATACGGCAAAGGAACTCAGTGGTGTATAACATCCGAAGACGATCATTATTGGGTTGAGTATACATTACAAGAAGGAGTTGAATTTTATTATGTTATATTTAAAAAGGACGTTGAAGGAGCTAGTTGGCCGAGTACTTTATCTGCTGAATTTAGTAAAGGCGATAAATTTGCAATAGCTTTATTTCAATCAGAAAATAATGTAGAAGTTTACGATGCAGAAGATAAAAAAATAGATATAATGGCTGGTAAGACAGGTTCATTTAATCCAATACGAGAAGTTGCTCAGATGTTTGATATACCTGAAGATATACTCGTACCTAAGGATTTAAATGATTGGTTAGACGAAAAACTGGAAAAGGGACTTGAAGGTCTTGAGGAATATGTAATTGACCAGTTAAAGTATAATTATCAGTTACAATCGACAGCGGAAATTGATCAGGAGAGTTATGAAGAATATGGTTCATTAGTCGATTCAAGTTCAGGCGAAATTATCCCTTACTTATTTCTAAAAACGGAACTTACAGATAATGATTTTGAGGATATGGCATCAGGGATTATAAGTTGGGCGTCGGATGAAGGTTTAGTTGAAGAAGTATACGATGCAGAAGATATTTCTGACATGCTCTTTATAGATAGTGTGGCTATAACAACAGCTGTTCAGGAACTTAACTACGGAAGTACGTCACTTCCGGAAAGTGAAGAACGAAAACGAATGGATATCGAAGGTCAGCAAAAGATGGAATTTGCAAAAGAAAGTATTGCTATAATCGAAAGTATAGGTTATTAATGAACGAATTATTCGAACAAATATTATTAGAAACCGACTATAAGGGCGTAGTCCGCAAGCAAAGATCTATCAATCGTTTGTTTCCTGATTGGAGTGATAAGGTTAAAGGAATTGCTAAGATGGGCGGACTTCGTATGAAGTCTTCTAATGAAACGGAATGGTATTTTAAAATACATAGTGGCACAACAGCAGGTAAAACATACGATGTTCATCTTCAATTTAAGAATGTTCAGAATTATTATCCAAGCATGTTAAGGATAGAAGGCTTTGGGTTAAGGATAAAAGTAGAATTGATCGTAGAAAACTTGCAAAGAAGATGCTTTATAACGTAGATATTGCATTCGATTGTTCTTGCCCAGCATTCCAATATTGGGGCGGTGCTTATATTACTTCTCTTCCTAAGTACGCAGCAAAATATGGAGATGCAGAAACCAGGGCTCCTAATGTTAGGAACCCAAAACAATATGGAATGGTGTGTAAACACCTTCAGAATCTGATAAACGTACTTCCTTTTTATGAAAGTACTATGGCACAGTGGCTTACTCAATTTTATGACAAGCAGATAACTGAGATAGAAGCAAAAGCTAAAGAGGAGTATGGTTCGTTCAAAGCAGCTGGAGCTGAATTAGGTAAAAGAAAAGAAGAACCTGCTGAGCCAGAAGTTAAAGTAAAAGAACCTGGTAAAACAATGCGTACTAGTATTGTTAAGAATAAATTAAAAGATAAGGGATTAATAGATAGGATAGTAAAAGAAGGCGTAGAAGATAGACTGGGAAACTGCTATCCGTTATCAGGAAGATATGTTCAAGCTCATCTTGATGCTATATTAGTACATGGTTCAATTAATGGTATAAGGTTTACGGGAAAAGATTTAGACAATCCTCATGCATGGGTTGAAGAAGGCGACGAAGTATATGATCCAGTTTGGGATAAAAGACTTCCTAAAGAAGCCTATTATGGGATAATGCAGGCTAAAGTAATTAAGAAATACACGGACGAAGAAGCAGCCTTAAAAATGATTAGATCTCAACATTGGGGTCCTTGGGATGATATAAAAGAAGCTTGGCAAAAAGTAGGAAGAAAAACTTATAGCAATCAAGTAGGTAAATATTTAATAACTTTACGACCAGATCGTCCTACAGCAAAAATGCCTTGGGGAAAATCTTATTCTATATTTGTAGCAGAGGTTTGGCCAGGCGAAAAGAATGTTTGGAAAAAAGTTGAGAACTTTATGAGTGTAGGTTCTCTTACTCAAGCCAAAAAGAAATCCGAAGAATGGTTAGTAAGTAACGGGTTAAACGAAGATTTAAATTTTCGTGATACAACGGATATCCCTCATTATGATAGTATGATTAAGAATCCTGAGTATTTCAAAAAAGAAAAAGGAGCAGAATTTGAGATAGTAGAAATGTCTCCTAATGATTATCTTTCTATAGTTATAGACGGAATGTGGGCTGGGTCTGCTAATCTTCGAAGAGATTATAAAAACGATAAAAGTATTTTTACAAGAATATTATTAAAAGGTAGACTTAGAGATATTAGAAAATACGCTAAAGAATTTTGGAGTACTGTTTCTGACGTTCATATGCCCTTTCTAGATTTCGGAGTATCTAATTGGCTTTCACAAGAAGGACTTCATCGAGCAATAGTAGCTAGAAAACAGAATATTTCTACAATGCCTGTTTTAATTGTTTTTACTAACGTTTCCAAAAAAGAAATAGTTAAAAGGTTTCCAAAATTAGGAAAGTACGTTACGAACGAAAGTATAATAAAAGAGGCTTTTGAATATAGTTGTGGTTGGATTACTCCGCAAGGAGAGTATGAAGGCATAGGTAGATTGAGTCATAGTGATTTCGCAGAGCTGTATATGGAAGAAAAAGGGATTTCCTACTCAGTAGACGATGAACTTACTATTTTCGGTAAGGTTTCCAGATATATTCGAGTTACAGCATCCAAGGATTCTTTCAGTGAAATAAACTTTGAAATTATATCTCCCAAGGTTACTGTAGCCCAATTATTAACTATACAGGAAAAAGCTGTAAACTATGAATCAGTTTATTGGGAGGATATAATTAGTAGGGAGTATGGAGAAGATTTAAAAACATTCGTTATTTATATACGAAATACATATTTAAACGAAAGTATAATAAAAGAGACAAGAAGGCAAGAATTGTGGATTAGTAAAGGTATTTACGGCTCTAATATAGATCCAGCTATAAAAACAGCTTCTGTGGAAGAAGTAGCTCGTACAGCTGGAGAATGGGCTGGACGCGAATGGCGTAGAAGAACTGCTTTAATAAAAAACGGAGAAAGTGTAAATCCTACATGGGGCGATCCTGATAGTAGGGTATCTTGGTCTGACATAATTGCACAGCTCGACGAGGCCGGCGTGACAAAACGTCCTGAAATACAAAAAGCTTTGAAACCTTTAGGCGGAAGAATTAGAGAACTTTCTCAACCTGTTTTTAATAAAGCTAAGAAAAATGCTAACGAAAGTATAATAAAAGAGGACGCAGCAGAAGCTACTGCTTTTGCAAAAGAAGTTATGATAGCTCTTGAAGCTAATGACGACGCAGCTTTAGAAAAAGCATTAGGATTTGAACCTGGCGAAGAAGAAGCGGTTATGTCAAAAGCAGATAGTTTAGTTAAGGATTTAAATGGAATGATTGCTAATAATAAAAGTTTACAAGAAAGTAACGCTTTTCAGATTGTCTCTTATAACTCTTTAGGAGAATTAACTATTTTATCTTCTAAAGGCGTAAGATATCTTATTAGTAAAGTTAATCCTTTTGTTCATAAAAAAATTAAAATGTATCTTAGTCATAAAAATTATGGTCCTGCTTGGCAGATGTTTAATAAATTTCCTGTAGAGAGACTTGAAAATGAGAACAGTAAAACTAGATAAAGGGTTAAAAGATTGGTTAAGAGCGTACGAAATGGAAGAAGATCTTAAGTTTCGTAGAGGAGACTACGATGTGCCCTTATATTATTCGGATAAACAGGAAGACGATAAACAATAAGTACTCATATAGGTCTTTGTATAATAAAGAGTTACTACGTTTTTAGCAAGATTTTAAGGAAAAGTATAAAAATTAATATTTTTTTTCTTGGACTTTTAGAATAATAGGTTATAATAAGTTTAATTAGAAAAGTTAATAATTTAGAAAGGATTGAAAAGATGGAAAATCATAAGGCAGGAAAGAAAATCGATAAACGAACAATAAAATTGGGGACCTACGTAAGAGTTCAATATGACGATGCTGTATGTGATGGTTTGGTTATTGAAAATTATCGAGACGAGACTAGCATGAAAGTGTTTTTTCCGACCGACGGAGTAATCGATACTGTCTCCCGAAATCAAATTTATAAAATCGGAAATACGGCAAAATTTGATTTGATAAACTCCGGACTGTGGGATTGACAAATTGAAAAGGATAGAAAGTTGAATTTATTGAAAGGATAGATAAGATGGTTACTAAAGGAAAATGGAAAAGTGTATATCATAAACAATCAGATACTTTTATTGTTATCGACGAAAACGATATGGTTGTAGCTAGTCATTGCACCGAACCCGATGCCTGTTTTATAGCTGCTGCAAAGGAATTAGTAAAAGAGCATGGATGATATAAAAAAGCTTTAGAAAATATTATTCCAATCGGCAGCTGTGTACGATATTATGACAAAACAAAAGAAATACCTGCGATACATAAGAAAGCTAGAAATAAAAACGGAGCTTTTTTAACGAAAAATAAACAATTTTCTTTTGAGTCAGGTTGTTATAATTACGAATCTATTAATTCTTTTATTGAACAACAACTAAAACCAAAAATTAAGGACGGTAAAACATGCATTTAATTTTAGCCTTAGAAACTACTAGTCTTGTTCAAATTACAATAGCCGTTTGGATGATTGTTATTGCTTCTTTTGCGTCTTGGAGACCTTAAAAAATGTTCGATAGTTTAGCAACAAATTTAATTCATTTAAAAGAAGATACATCTATGTCGTCAATATCGTTTTTACCTTCTGGATTAGGAACAGTTAAATCGGCTATTGCTTCTCTTGCAAAACAAATGCCGGAATGGGATATTGAAATACTGGAAAGTGACGACGGTAAGAAAGTTTATTTTGGCGAAAGTCTTTGTATAGATGTCCCAAACGAACATTGGATAGATTTTTTAAGCTTATTTGATAACTGTGATATAACGAATAGGCGTATAAATCTGAGTACTGCATTAAACGAAGCTATGGAAGAAGAGCTATCAGATCTTCTAAAGAATTTGAAGCCACAATTAATTAGAACGTTTTCAGAAGCGCCTTTAGACGAAGTACAATTGGATTTGAATAGATGGAAGAATAGATTTGGAATTGATAAATACAAAGCACAAAACGTTCTTGTATCTTATCAGAATAAAAAGAACGATCTTCGGAAACTTTATAACGGGTTGCTAAAAGCTTACAAAACTGATAGGGGCAATCTTGAGATGCTTATCGAAGCATTAAAAGGTAAAACGTCTCTTGCACCGTTTGAAGTATTTAATGATCATAAATTCATATACGGAGCTAGAGTATTTTCTAGATTTCACGGAGTGAAGATTTTGTTCGAAGCAACAGTAAGTCCTGAGTTTAATATGTCCGAATCTGTTTATATAGATGATCCAGATGTAATAGATATCTTAGAAGAACAGCCTAGAGGATATAAAATTGTAGGGAACGTAGTATATCCAAAAGGTCAACGGTTTGCAGAAACGTTTTATAAAATATTGGAAGAAGCTATATAATGGATGAGATAGAAAGAGCAGCTTTTGAAATGTTCGGAAGTTCGAGTATTCCTAGGAATGCCGGAGAAGAGTATGCCGTAAGGCAAACAACTGAACAACATTCTCCTAATTGTAAATGTTCAATGTGTATTTACGAAAACGAAATGGAACAAGCTTAGTATAATAAGAATAAAGGAGTGTAAAAATGAGTAAAATGAATGGTTTTTTAATCAGTTTAATTACATATTTGTTCGGACTTTTTATAGGGTTTTTAATACTTAATTCTGTCACTGATAAAGCTATACAAAAAGGTTTTTTTATAAAAGATAATAAAACGTATAAAGTTGTATTATACGACGATTTAAAAACTCCAGATGTACGAGGTGTAAAATGAGTAGACCCGATTTTGTAACAGAAGAACATTTAGATTATTTAGACGAGTTAAGAGAATCAGGTGTAACGAATATGTTTGGAGCAGCACCTTATTTAAGAGAAGCTTTTGATATTTCAAATAAGGACGATAGAGCAGGGGAAATTCTTGATTACTGGATGAAATCATTTGGAAAAGAAGGTAGGTAGATTAATATGAATAAGCCAAGAGAACAAATTGACGAAATATTTGATATTGCCTTAGAAGTAATAGAAGCTGCAGAAGATATAGATAAAAAGTTATACATTATTGCGGGGTAGAGCAGTCTGGCAGCTCAAGTGCCTCATAAGCATTAGGTCGTCGGTTCGAATCCGACCCCCGCTATTTACAAGGGTATAATTATACCAATTAGAAATAATAACGCAGTATACGGGGCGTCAGAGCCTTTAAATAAAAAATGTACAGAAGACATTGCAGAGTAAACGAGCGGCTTCAGTTACAGGACTTTGACTCCTGGTACGTCAGTTCGAATCTGACCTCTGCCGTTAATGTGGATATAGCACAATGGTAGTGTTCCTGGCTTCCAACCAGGGGATGCAGGTTCGAATCCTGTTATCCGCTTTTTATTGTGGAGTAGTTCAATGGTAGAACGCTCGGCTGTTAACCGAGAAGTTGAAAGTTCGAATCTTTCCTTCGCAGATGTTTTAATTCGCTGGTGTATCCCAATTGGCAGAGGAGACAGTTTTAGAAACTGTAGAGTGTAGGTTCAAATCCTACCACCAGTATTACGGTCCAGTAAACCAACGGCAGAGTTAACGAACTTAAAATTCGTAAAGTGTAGGTTCGAATCCTACTTGGACCATTTACCTAAGTGTAGGCTAGTTTGGAAAGAGTCGCTCGCCTTGGAAGCGAGATCACGCTGGTTCGAATCCAGCCACTTAGATTATTTAATTAAAGGAGTAAAAAATGAAACTAAATATTAGAATGTTTATTGCAGCAGCCGGAACAGTAAGTTTCGGATCTTTAGGTACAATGATGCTCTTATTAAAAATCAACCTAATGTTAATTTTAATTTGATAGGAGTTTTCTTTATAATAGCTGCTATAAGATTTCTAGCAGGCATATGGGAATAGATATAAATTGTTAGGATATATATAACTATCCACTAAATAGATATAAATTATTGGGAAATATAAAACTATGAGTATAAGAAAAAAAATTATTGAAGCAAAAGATGTTTCGATTTATAAGAAACTTTTAAAAGTACTTGGAGATTATTCTACTTCGTTTCCTGCAACTGGAGTTACTGGATTATTTGATGTAGCAATTGAACAAGGCAAGAAGATACTTCCGAATGATAAACAAGCACTAGATATAATTGATTGCCTTTTATCAGACGAATCTAATCCTGCCGCTGTTCAAAAGTTTCTTAATTGCAGATTTTCAGATCTTCCAATTGAATATCGTCCTATTTCTAAAAAAGGAAATAAACATGAGGTAGCTTCTTGGGAAAGAAACGGAATAGTAAGTGACAGAGCAAAGGCACTTATAGATTTTGGAGTAGTAGGTAAAAAAGGTAAATGGTCAGATATAGACGGACAGAGTGTAACGCTTGTTGATATATCTAAAGAAGAATAATTATCGTCAAAAAATTTAATAATTTAAGGAACAATAATGAGCAATAGTGAAATTAATCCAGTTGATTTATTTGAATGTCTTGTAAATGATAACGGCATCAAAGTTTTTACCGAAGGCAAAGCAGAAATTGAAAATTCACTAGACCGGTTAGCTAAAGTTTCTGGTACAGAATTGTCAGATATTTGGTTAGTCGAAGTAGCAGGTAAGAAAGTTCCCGAAAGTAGACTAGACGTAATCGACGATATAATGCATTCTAAATACAGTGCAGAATACGACAGTTATCTTAAAGGCGAAACTGGGTTAGCAGAAAGAAAAAATCGTTTCAAAAACTTAAGAATATCTGAAGCAGGATACAACAAAGGCGATACTGTTAAAGTCGTTAAAGATAGTGAATGGGGTCAATGGCTTGTCAAATATTATGAAAATGGTAAATATTCAGAAGATAAGACATCTTATCACGATGATAAAGAAGATGCAGAAGGAACAGCAGAGTTTACTCGTAAGAAAATTGCTACTGCTAACGAATCTACAGAATCAGAAGAAACAGCTCCTGCTGAATTAATTGAAGAACCAGAATTAGACTCTGAAGATGTATCAATGGAAGACGGGGAAAAAACTCCTGATAAGAAAAAACAAGATGGTATGGACGAAGTGTCTGATAAAGAGTTGGAGCAACTTATTGATAAGAAAAACGAATCTACTGATTCGATGGATAATAGATTACAGAAAATGTTTACTGAGGATAAAATAGAAATTCTTCAAAAGAAAATTGATCGATTAAATGCTCAAGCAAAAGAAACAGATAGCCAGCAACAAGGTACTAGAAAATCAAGTCGAGGCTACGGACTTCAAAATATGTACGGAGAGATAGATAAAGCAGAAAAGGAAATTGCTGTTCTAAAAAAAAGATTAGGAGAATCTATTAACGAATCTGTGCAAGAATTAATAGGAGAAGTATCTGGTATAACACAGTTTGAACAGAAGATATTGAATTGGGCAATTGAAAACAATGTGATAGATAACGAATTTCCTTCTTATAATGACATGATGTATGCAATTTCTCGTCATCCTAAAGCAGAAAAACAATCGTTGTCTTCTATAGGCGATAACGAAGTTCGATTAGCCGATAACGCGGACGTATCAGGAATGTATTTAAGATATATTTTAATGCCTAAAGCAAAAGAAGCTTTTAAACACAGTTACTCAGATACCGAATCTTGGTTTGATGTAGATAAAGAAGGCAATCCTACTAAAGAATCTTTACATATTTGCAACGATTGTAGTAAGACGTTTAGGAGTAAACTTTCTGAGTGTACGCATTGTAAATCAAAAAACGTAGAAAAAATAGTAGAAGAAATATCAGATCAACTAGCCTTAGGTACAAAGATTGAAATGGAACATACGGACGACAAAGAAGAAGCTGCTAAAATAGCAATTGACCATATTCAAGAAGATCCTGATTATTATACAAAACTTAAAAAGATGGAAGCTGGCGGTTGTGACGAATCTAAAGTAAACGAATTTGACGACAATAAAGACGGATATACAGTAATTGCAAAAGGTATAGCAGATAAAGATTCAGCAGATGAACTTGCTAATACTCATCAAGCCACTGTTATACAAGACGAAGAAGATGAAAAGAAGTTCGCTGTAATCAAAAAGACAGACGAATCTAAAGTAAACGAAGACACTCGTAATACTGTGATTACAGCTTTTGATCCACATGGTTATAGTTTATCGGCTGAAGAAATAGATAAAGATACAGGCACTAGAACTCTTACTCTATCAAAAGGCGCCGAAGAATTAAAAATACAGATTATGCCTACTCAATCAGACGCATACGAAAGCAAAGTAAAGGAACGTGATCAAGGTAGTCCTCTTAATACTAATAAAATAGATTGGGGAGATAAGGAAGAGGTTCGAGAACTTTTCGTTGAGAATTTTGGCGAAGATTTTGATCCTGCTAATCTAGTAACAGTAGAAGACAACGATGTTAAAACAGCTGTATATATAGATTACAGTGGAAGAGTTGAATATTACTTTGTTTATTGGAACACTAATTATAATGATCTTCCTACTATTAAGAAGATAAATTTTTAATAGAAAGATATTGATGCATTTATTTCACGATAGTTTAGATAACGAAGTTGATTTAGATAACTTAGCTACTTATCCTGCTGAATGGTATAGGTTAACTGCTTACGAATTATTCGATATGGCTTGGGCGGAAGCAGGTAAATCATTAATTTATATGAAATATTTTTATCCTAATTTTGATTGGTCCGGACAAGACGAAAACGTAAATATATTATGTATAGAATTACGAGATAATTATAAAGAACGTTTTTGTGACGATACTCCAGAAAATCGTTTATGGTTTATGAGTTGGATTTTTAGATTTCAAACTGAGGTAGAAAATCAATGTTAGAACTTTTAGAACAACTTATAAAAGAACAAGATGTCATTATGAATGAATTAAGTGGTAAAGGATTTAAAAAAGCTTTAGCCACTGGTATAGTAGGAGCATCTACTGTATTAGGCGGATTACAAAATACTGCACAGGCATCCCCTCCTTCCGACGCTAAACCAATATATAATCAGCCGAGTTACTCGGCACCTTTACATAAAGATGTGTCAAAGGTATCTGCCGGTGCAGTAATTATTAAACTCGATCCAATATGGAGAATTGAATCTTCTAGAGGAAAAAATCTTTGGAATAAAAGGACAAGAGCAAGAGGACATTTTCAATTTGTTGAAAAGACATGGAACGAATGTGTAAAAAGAATGGGTAAGGATTGGGATTGGTGGACTGATTCGATGGATTACAAAAAAAGCAGTCAAGTCGCTGATTATTATTTAAACAAAAGAATTCCTCAGATGATAAGGTATTATAAAATTCCTGATACAATCGAAACAAGAATAGGTGCGTATAACTGGGGAATCGGAAATACGTTAAAAAGTTATAGGAAATACGGCGATAATTGGTTACAACATTCTACAAAAGAGACTATAGATTACGTAAGAAAGTATAAATTGTAAATGAAAAAACTAATAGAACACTTAATAAAAATTCAAGAAACTTTTGATAGAAAAACTATAGTTGCTATCAATAAAGTTTATAAAGACCACGAAAGAAGACTAGATCCAGATTCTGAACAAGTGAAAACTGCACTTCAAGGCTTAAAAAGTTATTACATTAATTATATTGATTGGTGGGCACAAGGACACGGAAAAAACGAATCTTTTAAATTAAAAATGGCTTATACTAAAAGATTAGAAGAAATACAAGATAGTTTACAGTCGGGAGATATCAAAGCTCAAATTATTGCATTAGATAATGCTATAAATCAATGGCATATCGATTTTCCAGTAATCGAACATTTAAGAATGGAATTAGAAAATTTAGAAGAAGATGATATTTTAAGTAGTGAAATCGAACATGTAATAGACGATACATACGATATATTACGATCGTTAGGACGATTACCTAAAAAAAGTCCTTATGTTCTTGAATCTACAATTGATTTTCCTCGTAAAGAACTTTGTCCGGCTATTTGGTTAAAAGAAAATAATAGATATGTTATTAAACCGGAAGTTAAGGAAATTATCTTTAATTTATTATCAGAATACGGTATAATAAATGTAATAGAGATAGCAGAAGAAATTCATATAACTGGATCAATCGGCACCGCCCAATATCTTGACGATACTGATATCGACGTACATGTTGTAGCAGATGCTAGTAAAATTGAAAACGCCGAAAATGTTCAAAAAGATATATTTAAATACTTTAGGAAAGAAGAAAACACTGTTTATATCGATCAGCACCCTATAGAAGTTTATTTACAATTTGATCCAAAGCAAGAACTTCTTTCTGATGCTGTTTATAATTTGATAGACGATAAATGGATAATAGGTCCTAAAATTGTACCTGCTAGTTACGATCCTTATGAAGATTTTAGTGATGTACTTCAAGATGTAAAAGATTTAGCAGGTGAAGCAGATAAAGAATTTGGCGAATTAAAAAGAGATGCCGTTGATTACAGTATAATAAGTAAAGCAATTGAAAATTTAGACGGAGCCGATCAAAAAGCTCTTCTTACTAAATTGAAAGATAAACTTTATGAAATAGAAAACGATATAAGTAAATTAAAAGGTCTTAAAAAGAATTGGATTCAAATGCGTAGAAACTCTTCCAAAGGAGATGGTAAAACTCTTACTTGGAGAGAAGACAATGCAAAATTCAAATATTTGCAGCGATATCATTATATGAAAACAATTTCAAAACTTGAGCAAATACTTAGTGATAATAAAATAGAACCAGAAGAATTAAATACTATTCGTCAGATGATGGGAAGTAATTAATGAGTAAGATGATACCTCAAAGATCAATTGATGCACTACGTGCCCAGATTAACGTATCGTTAGCGAATTTTGGGATTGACTGTGATCTATATGTTCCGACAAACCTTGCTACTACTGAAATCGACGATATTTATCAAGCCCCTGCTGATTATGTATTTGATCATTATACAACTACTTGTTTTATTGAATGGAACCCTAATATTTTTAGACTAAAAGCTAGGGGGCTTTACGTAGACGGCGAATTACCTATTATTGTGTATATCCCTTATAAAGCTACTGATGATAGTAACGAAGAAGTAGACGTAGATGTATTAAGACATAGTTATATATCAATTGATCCTCAGTTTATTCCAGATGATTATGAAGGTGCTGAGGAATTTGAATTAGTTGACATAATCGTAGACAAATTTCATGATGCTGCGATTGTAAAATCATTTAAAGCAGTTCCAAGGAGATATGAAGATGCTTCTGGATAAAGGAAAAGAAAATGATAGTAGACAAAATTGTAAATACATCTTTTGGAAATGTCGAAATACGTTTAATAGATAAAACTTTGGTAAACATAAAACCAAACGAAGCTTTAGAAAAAGTAGATGTATTTAATGTAAATGAGCTTATTTCAAACGGTAATTTATTGATTGATTTAGGTGAAGACGGATTAAAATTCAGAACAGGTAAAAGGAGCTAATTATGAGAGTATCAAATATTAAAAACGTATCAAAAAAAGGTGTTACGCTTAAGACGGTTAGTAAGATGGAAATATTTTTACCGCCGGAGCAAGAATTTGAGGATATAGATGTGACTAATTTAAAAAAGCTAGGTGAAAAGGTGTCTTATGTTTCGGATTTAACAGAAGTAAATCGTGGGAAAAGGGGTAGAGCTGTTCTTCATAGCTAATTCACAATATATACATTGATTTAGTTTTTATCTTTTAACAGATTGAAAAATTAATAAAGCCATATTCGTCCTTATACTTAATTAATATACTATACTAATTTTAAAGAAACAAAAATAACATGAAAAAATTGAAAAAAATTGAAACTTTATCTGAGTTTAAAAATTATTCTCAATTGTTAGCCGCTCACCGTATATTAGGCGAATATTTAAATTTAAAAGAAGTTTTAGCAGAAATTCGGGATAACACATCTTGTAATTTTTCTAAAATAGAACCAGAATCATTTGCAGAAGGATGGATTAAAGAAAACGTTATTACAAAAGACAAAGATTGGCCGGATAACGTATTCAAATATTTTATGGAACTTTTTGTAGGTTATAATCATAATCAAGAGGAATAAAATTGTCTAGTTTTCTTAAAACAATTGATATAAGTATAAGAACCGCTTTATTCGATAAGTTCGGAGATCTCCTAGATCTTATTGATGTAAACAGAGGTGTTCTTCTTTATCCAAAAGAAATAGCTTTTAGAATGATATCTGAGAAGAAGGGGAAGTCTATCTCTGAATTTATAAATGTTTGGAGAACAAGGACTGCGCCTTCGTGGAAGAGACAAAGAACTCCTGTAGCTCGCCGAGGAATGACAATGGATTATACCGACAGTACAGGTACTAATACCACTGTTGTTAAAGCAATGCCAGTCGATTTAGAGTATAATGTTTGGTTTTGGACAAAAGATATTGAGAATCTTAATCTTATAGCAGAGAAATACCTTTTTTGGCAGCAGGATAATCCCAACCTCAATTTATATTATAATACTGATTATCCTGCTGACCTTGATTTACATTTTGGTGAAATGGTAGACGAATCAAATGTTCCTAATATGTTAGATCGTGGTAACCATTTCTGCATGCGAGTACCGATTACAATAGATGGTTGGATATTTGCAAGTGATGATACATCCAAGGTTATTCAAAAAATTGAGATGGTTTTATATGATTCTCAAAATTTAACAGATTATAAAGAATGTATATACGAAGCAGATGAATATGATTCAGATACTGAAGCTGCTTTAAGATTATACGAAGAGCACATGTTTGGAATATTAGCAGTAGACGTTGATAAAAGTACATTTACTGTAAACAGGGCATCTGCTGACGAATTTGTAGTAGATAGTACTCTTTATATCGATGACAGTACTGGAAACGACGGAGTTTACACAATTGTATCCGCAGTAGACGGAGCTGATAATACAGTAGTAACAGTATTAGAAGAAATCGAAGACAGTACTGTTGACGGAAATATTAGCATAAAAATATAAAATAATTTTTGAATTTGGAGAACAAATAATGGGAACTTATCTTAGCGCTGGCGTATATAGTAAAGAAAAAGATTTATCACAAATAGTACTGAATATTGCTACTACTACTACTGCTGCGTTATGTGGTTGGTCGCCAAAAGGTGACGTAGACGATATCAAACTTATTACAAACCAACAGCAATTTATAGAGGAATACGGCAAACCCGTTAATACATCGGGGAACTATTTTCATTATACTGCTTTAGCTTTTCTTGAGAAAGGTAATAAGCTTTGGTGTAAAAGAGTAGAAGAAGACGCAGAGTATGGCGGGTATGGAATTAGTAATGCTGTTCTTGCTGGAACGAACGAAACATTTAGTGACATATCTAACGATTTTGATGCAATCATGGATAGCGGATATGCAGGTTCTTTAACGGACGCAGATTGTTTATTCATGATTATGGGTAAAGATCCTGGCGTTTGGAATGCAAGAATAAGTGTAGCAGTCGATAAACTAGTGAATACTACGGAAAGTTGGGATACTGGAGCTCCTACAGCAGTAGCAGATGCAATTGTTCCAGCCGAAGTAGATCAGTATACATTTAGAATTAAAGTGTACTGGGAAAACGACGATGGAGATGACGAATTAGTCGAAACATGGGTAGTTTCTAGAAAACATAAAATTAACGGTTACGGCAAACAACTTTATCTTGAAGATAGAATTAACGGCTACAGTGAGTATATTTATGTACAGGACAATACTGCACTTGCTGATACTCGAATGCCAGATGGTTTTACCACTCAAGTTAATTTAGGAGCAGGATCTGACGGTACTGCTTATGCTTCTCTTGCTAAAACAGTTATAGCAGGTGCATCTGCCACAAGTACAGGTTGGTATGCTTTTCAAATCCAGCAGTTGTCGATATCAGAATTTTGTTAAACGGCGGAGAAACTGGTGACGGTGTAACTACTGCTGTTCAAGATGCAATGTTAGCAATAGCAGAAGCAAGAGCAGATTGTATTGCAATAATGGATATGGATTACGATGAGATGGGTGCAGGTGTAGACGATGCTATTACTTGGCGGAAGACTGTTAATAACATGAATTCAAGTTACGCAGCACTTTATGCTCCTTGGGTTAGAATAAACGATCCTTATAATGATGTATTAATGTACGTACCGCCATCAGGATATGTAGGAGCCCAATTTGCTTATAATGATTATGTTGCACAACCTTGGAATGCTCCAGCAGGTTTTAATCGAGGAATGTTAAATATTGTATCTGTGCAAGACATATTTACAGAAGGCGAAAGAGATGTTTTATATGAGGCTCAGATTAATCCTATTCAAACGTTCAGAGGCGAAGGCGACGCAATCTGGGGTCAAAAGACAATGCAGACAAAATCTTCTGCTCTTAGTCGTGTAAATGTACGTAGATTACTTATCGTAATTGAAAAGGCGATGGCTATTAGTCTTAGACCGTTTGTATTCGAAAACAATAGTGAGTTAACTAGATTTAGAATTGAAGCTATGTTGATCGAATACTTAGATCTTTTATCTTCACAAGGTGCTTTCCAAACAGAAGCAGGCGATAACGGATATCTAGTTGTTGTAGATACTACTAACAACACAACAGCAGTAATAGATAGGAATGAGCTTAAAGTTTCGGTTTTTGTGAAACCTGCGAGAACGGCAGAATTTCTTGAACTCTCTACGGTTGTTACCAGTTCTGGGGCCAGCTTTGATGAGCTCACTTCTCGTGGAGCTTTACTGTAATGAGTGTTAAAAAGAAACGAAAATCTTGGACTAAGGAAGCTTTAGAAAAACGAAGTCTAACTATCCGAAATAAATATAAAAACGGATATGTTTCTCCTTTGTTAGGTTCTACTTCAGCAAAGTTAGGAAAAACTTACGAAGAGATTTATGGTGTAGATCAAGCTTTAGAATTAAAACAACGGTTACATAAATCACATATAGGCATTTCGACGTCTCGTAAAGGAAAAACTTACGAAGAGATTTATACCCTTGAAACAGCTAACAGATTTAAGAAACGAATGGTCGAAAACAATCCTTCTAAAGCTCGTATAGGTAAAACACATAAAGAGTTTTTTGGAATTGAAAAAGCTAAGGAAATAAGTAAGTTAATTAGTAAAAGTAGAAAAGGGAAAACTTACGAAGAGATTTATGGAGTTAAACAAGCTACTAAACTAAAAGAAAACTTGCGAAAGAAACAAAAAGCTTGTTGGGCTAACGTAGATTATAAGGAATGGCACGGGAAATTAACAGCAAAATCTCAACATGTAAAGCCTAACAAACCCGAAACCATTTTATTAAATCTTCTCAATATAGTTCTTCCAAATCAATATGAATTTGTAGGGGACGGCGAAGTGTGGATCAACGGAAAGAATCCTGATTTTATTAATGTAAACGGCCAGAAGAAATTAATAGAGATGTTTGGCGATCATTGGCATTCAGAGGAAATTCAAGGCGTTCCAACAGAACAACATGTGAAGGAACGTAAACTAATTTTTTTCAATCGTGGATATGAAACTCTCATTATTTGGGAACATGAATTAAAAGATTTAAAAACTGTAACTAATAAAGTATTAAAATTTAATAAAGGAACCAAAAATGTCAGACATGTCGATAAATTCGCTCAAGAACAGTTTAACTAATCCTGCAAGGGATTATCTTTGGGAAGTATTATTTTCCAATCCGAAAGGCGGAGATACAGAAACTTTGTTACTTAGATGTCAGTCTACCAGTATTCCTGGCAGGTCTGTAGGTAAAATACCTATTCCGTATAAACAGAATGCCCCGATTCAATATCCAGGAAAGATTACGTACTCGCATAATTGGCCTTGCACATTTGTAGAAGGCGAAGATCGTGAGATGTGGAATGCTTTTTACGATTGGGCTCAGTCTATAATCGACGACGAAACAGGACTCGGATCTTTTAATATTAAAACTGATATTTATCTTAGTCTTTTAAACACAGACGGCTCTAGTCCTATGAAAATCAAACTCGTTGGTTGTTTCCTCGAATCTCAGGAAGATATTGCTGTGTCGTACGATAGCGAAGGCGCTATTAAAATAGCGGCAGCGTGGAGTTATGATTTTTGGACTAAAGCATAATTATTAAAGGGGCTATAATTATACCCGTTATCAAATTAAACGTGTTGTACGGGATGTCAGACCCCTTAAACAAGCACTTAAAGGAAGATACATGTCTTTACTAAATAATATTTTTGGATTTCCAAGAATTGGCGTTCAACGCTCTTATCTTTGGGATTGTATACTACCAGATGTTTGGGGTGCAGGTATTCTTGGAGTAGCTGTTTCTAAGTTTTGTCAAGAAGTTAAAATCGGCAACTATAATATCGATGATGTATCGGAAATGAAAACTGGGGCTTATAAAAAGTTTTTTGCAGGCAATATGAATATTTCAAATCCTACGATGACTTTTATAGCCCCAGTACCCGATATTGTGTCTAATTATTTTCATACTTGGAAGAAGAAAATTATTGACGACGAGGGTTTTTATCACAAGGCCTCTAATTATAAAAGAAATGTTTATGTGGTATTATACGATAGAACAGGTATTCCGGTTAACATGCTCACATTAGTTGGAGCATTTCCAAAATCGTTTCCGTCTTGGAATTTAAGTTACAACGGACAAGATTTAGTGAAATACGATGTGGAATTTAAAGTAGACAAGATTAAAACTGGATTGTCTGCTTTTGGATCTTTCGGATCTGATGCATCTAAAGCATTAGGAGAAGCAGGAACAGCTGTTAAAACAGGAATAAGTAAAGCAGGCAGTTTATTTAATTAATTAAAAGGAAAGAAAGAAAAATGAGTGAACAATACATACCTATCACATTACCTTCTAAATGTTTAGCATATGAAGATGTCAATCCTGACGATATTAAAATCAGACCTTTCAAAGGTAAAGACGAAGCGTTAATAGCAGAACTTAATATAAACAATTTTAAAAAGAAATTTGCTACAGTTATTGAAAATGTACTACAAGGTATCGAACCCAAGAAATTGACTACGGGTGATACAACGTACATAATGTTATGGGAGGCTATTAATTCTTACGATCAAAATTATTCGGATAGAATAGTTTGTGAGGGCTGTTTACAAGAAGTAAACGTAACGTTTGATTTAAGTAAGATAAATAATGTCGAATTACCTGACGATTTTAAACAACCACATTCTGAACAATTGTCCGATAAAGAGATTAAGCTTAGATTACTTACGTTAGAAGACGACATTTCTTCTTTAGATTGGTCTAAGAACGGTAAATCAATATATCTTTATTCGTACGCAAGATCTATAGTTGACGATAGTTTATCGATTATAGATAAAATCAAATTATTAGAAGATATGGGCACTAAAGATTTAGATGTGATTAAAAAATTCCACAAACAGTATGCACATGGTCCAGATATGGCAAGCACTTACAAGTGTCCGCTATGTGAATACGAGGGTAAGCTAGAGCTTCCCTTTCGATACGACAAACTTTTTTCGTTTGACGAATAGTTTAGAATATATATTCGAAAGAAAGTTTAATTTTCAATACAGGATGAATTTATCTTTTTCAGAATACGATAATACACAATTAAAAGAACTTGATTGGATGTACGGACGTTTACTTCAACAAAAGCAAGAAGAAGATAAATTATTAAAAGGTAGATAATGGCAAAATTAGACGACATAACGATAGGCAATTATCAAATAGCCGCTAGTAAAATTGCTAAACAATATATACCATACTACAGAAATTTATCTTCTGTATATTCAGATGTAAAAACTGGTATTGGGAAAGTAATTAAAGATCAAACTGTTCGATTAAAAGAAGTACTTCCTTTACTAGCAAGAGTATCTGGCAGAGGCGGAACAGCTGTTACTAGAAAGGAATTGAAAAAATTAGATTCTTTATTAGAAGAAATTAGTACTGCACATACTCAAGTTAAGGAATGGACAAAAGAAAGTGAAACGTTAAGAGAAAATTCAAAAAATTCTACTAAAGATTTAGGAGTAGCACCAGAAGATCTTCGTTCTTCTGTAAGTTCTTTTAAGGAAAAACAAACTCAAGATAAAGGCGGTATTTCTAAAGAAGCGCTTGGTTTAATCGGAGGCGTTACAAAAGCGTTAGGTTTAGGTTCTCCGGGCAAAGCAGTTGGCGTAGCTGCAATGCTTCCTTTTTTAAGTCCTATAATCGGTCCGTTTATTAAACCCGCTTTAGCAGCGTACGAAACTTTACGCGGACTTAAAACATCGGGCGGCGGAATAATACGTGGAGTAACAAAGCCTTGGCGCAGCAGAAAAAAATCTTTTTTTGATTCTGAATCCCCTGCAGTAGATTCAATAAGTAGATCTCCGTCTACTTCTGATAGAGTTCCTGGAATATCCCCTGCAGTAGGCGGAGCTTTTAGAACATTGACCAGACGAAAAAAAGAAGAAGCTACAGCCCCTTTATTTTACTTTTTTAATAAAAGGGCTTATAAAGCTGGTTGGACAAGAGATGTTCTTTCAGCTTTGAGAGGAAAAAAAACCGAAGGGGCTATTTCTTCTTTTAAAGATTGGCTTGCTTTAGGAGCCGGAGCAGCTCTTGGAAGCAGTTTATTAACGTTTTTAGGAACAGCAGGAGCAGTAGCTATTACTGTAACCACTGCTTATTTAACAGGAAAACATATTTTATATCCACAATTAGAAAAATTAAAATGGTTTCAAGATCTTTTAAATTTTTCTGGCAAGTTAGAATCTTGGCGAATACGATTATCTGATTGGGTCGAAGCAAAATTACCTCAAATTCCGAATGCTCCGAATGCTCCTTCTTTGGAAGAACGAAGAGAAGAATTTTATAAAAAGCCTTTCAAAGAGCGTTTTCAAACCAGTCCTTTGATGGTGGGTATTCGAAAAAATTTAGGAAAATTATCTCTAAACAGTGTAACTCCATTACCAAATACTTGGCCAGGAAGCGGATACAACAATCGCGGCGTTTATGATCCTGCTGAAGGTCCTTATATTTCGCCACAAGAATCTTTTCCTGAAGAAACTCCAGAAAATGCGAAAAAATTAGAAGCTATGTTGAACGAAATAAAAAACATGAATGTTGGTCTTCAAAATGCTATAAATCAACGCCCAAGTAGTGGCGGTGGAGCAGGCGGTCCTGTTTTACAACCGACTCTTGTTGGAGATAACGACGACGTTATGATGAGTAATTATAAAAATGCTTTAAAATGGTTAGATGAGAATTAATTATGGCTATCTTTTCACATGCGTTTAATAACATTAAAGATGCAGTAACCGGAGTATTTAAATCAAATACTAGTCCGATAGCAAGAGATTTTTTGGGCTATTTGGGTACGGACATACCTAACGAATACTTGGTAACTATAACTGACGACTTACCTACTTCTTATATAGGAGAAGGTAAAAAAATAACAATTAAAGCTCCTATTCAAGAAAAAATAACTACTAGAACAGAATCATCTTGGTCGTCTTTAACTGCGTCGTCTTTTATTACAGATTCTTACGGAGTTTTAACACAAGCATTAGCAGGCCGTTCACTTGTTAGTAGATTTGCAAGTAGAAGAATGTGGTCAGGTACTTCGCCGTTAGATTTTACGTTAAGTTTAAAGTTTGAAGCTATAAATAATACAAATAAAGAAGTAACAGAACCTATAATGGAGCTACAACGTATGGTACTTCCGTATATTGGAAGTAACAAAAGTAAAGAAGCAACTGAACTTAGTTCTAAAACAGGATTAGGAAATGGATTTTTCTTACATCCTCCCGGTCCGAACCCTTTTAATATACCTGGTATAGAAAACGTACGTTTATTAAAACATATGTATGTTTCTGATCCAGGCGAAATTATAAACATAAACGTAGGTAATTTACTGACGTTAAGAAAGGTCATAGTTAAAGACGTTAGTATAGATTATTTACCTAAGTTTGAAAAAGGCGGAGCTACTATTGGTGCAATTGCTACAATTCATTTCCAAACTTTTGAAATTATGACAAAAGAATCGTTAGACGAAATGTTTAACATATCTGCTACTACAGTTTTGCCTAGTCAAAGTCCTGTAGCTCCTATAGGAACACCTCCTGGTGGAATGAACGATGTTATTAGTAGAGACGGAAGGACAGCGTTAGCATAATATGAATAGAACAAAATTTTATAATACAGCTGTTGTAAACAATGTAAAAGAAGTAGACCATCTATACAATACTTTGTCTTCTTTCAAGATAAAACACTCTCCTTCTTATTATAGGACAAATTCTCACGATGTAGGACAGCCGGATTTAATCAGTAAAAAATTGTACGATACTGAAAGATACTGGTGGGTTATTTGTTTAGTGAACGATATAAATAATCCTTTTACAGATATAGAAGAAGGAACAATTTTACAAATTCCAAGTATTTTAGACATATACGATTTTTATCAAAAATATAACGTACGATAATGACTATAAAACAACATACAAGTCCGTATTACTTAAATATTAAGTTTGGAGAATCTGCAGGATTTACTAAAACAGATTCTAAAAGATTAAATTTTCAACTTAATCCTATCAATACTTTATATATCATACAAGATATTAATAGGGTACTACCTTCTTTTCGATTAAAATTCCAAGATCCGGCATCTGAATATTCACAATTAACTCCTTTTGATAGTAAACAAAATAAAATTAGAATTAGCTTTAATCGTAATAAATTTCCAGAAGATCCGTCTACGTTTGATTTTGATATTTACAGGACATTTCCTACTTCAGATTTTGTATACGACGTTGAAGGACTTTTACAGGTTAAAAATTTATATTCTCCTAGCAAAACTCGAGGATTTAGTAAAAGATATCCGGTTTCAGATCATTTAATTGATATAGTATTAAACGATTTAAAAATTAAAGATTATGATATAAGTCCTACTCTTGATAAAGTGTTCAAAAATATTGTTCAACCCAATTGGACAAATATCGAATTATTAGAGTATTTAAAAAAGAATCTTTTAGGTACAAATTCTGAAGCAGGATATTTTTGCTTTATTCGTACAGAAAAAGATAAAAGAGTATTTGTTTTCCGATCATTAAAAGAATTGTATAGTCAGAAACCAAAATATTATTTTTCTAATAGTACAAGTGCTTTTGGAGACGGCGGAGCACAAAGAGTTTATTATCCTATTTTAGATTTTAAAGTGTACGATAATTGTAAGCTTTTAGGAACTAAAGGCACAAAAAGTCTTAATTATTCGTATTTCGATTACAATTCTTCTTCTTTTAAGCAACAAACTGTTAAAGCTAAAAACAATGCAAACGAATTTTTACCTCCCTCTTATACGAGTACAGACGATTTCTTATCTTTAACTAAATATTTTTTAATAGACGGAAACGACGACGACGTAGGTATAGGTTTAGATCATGCTGGTCGATCGTCAGAATTTGCCTCTAATTATAAAGGACGTGCTAAAAATATATTTTATAAGAGACTGAATAACCTATCTAAGTTTTGGATAACTTCTTGGGGGATAGAAGACGTATCTCCTGGGGATGTTGTTTCAGTAGAATTTGTAGATTCACCAGAATTAATAAGTATTCATCAATATAACGGAAGTTGGTTAGTTGAAAGAGTAGTACATTTATTAGGGCCTAATTTTGGAACTAGATTGTTATTAACAAGGAGCGGAGTAGATACTTCTGCAGATACAACATTACTAACAGTAAATCAAAAAAATATTATTTCAAAATAGTTCTTTGATTATAAGTGTTTATACATTATAATATATTTAAGATGAATATACTTATAAACATTTTGTTATTTCTTTTAAGATGCGTAGGATGGACATGTTGTTTTCTTTTTGCAACTGTTCTAGTAGCATCTATAATTTTAATAACTGTATCGATAGCACCTTTAGCAATTTTTATAGGCATATTTGCGTTTACTATATACGCAAATGTAACAAATTAGTAGGTAAAAATGAACAATTCTGATAAGTATAATGGTATCTACAGAGCAAAAGTCTTAATGACTGACGCCTTAGAGGACGATAAATTAGGCAGAGTACGTTGTGAAGTCTATCCGATGCTTGTAGGTGTAGATACAGCAACGGATTTAGACAATGTTGAAGGAATAGTAACCACTCAATTACCTTGGGCTATTCCGGCTATGCCTTTGTTTGCCGGAGCGTTAACTGCTGGATCAGGTTCGTTTGTGATACCTGAAGTTGAGTCATTTGTTTGGGTCTTTTTTGAAGCAGGCGATATTTATCAACCCGTTTATTTTGCAGAAGCTCAAACAGCAGGAGCAGGAATACCTTCCGAAAGACTTACAGATTACCCTTATACAAAAGTTTGGAAATCTGCTGGAGGCGTCATTATAACGATTAACGATAAAGAGGGAAGTGAAAAAATTAACGTATTACATCCTTCTGGTTCGAATATTCAAATAGACAGTGGCGGAAACATAAATATTAGTGGAACAACTGTAAATATTAATACTTAAGAGATAAAATGGCAGAATTTCCAACACCTGGTGCATCAAAAGATACTTGGGGCAAAGAACTCCAAGAAGTTTGGCTCGTACAACACGATATGTACGGCCATCATCCTGGATCTCCGATTCAAATTGATAATTATCAAACTGGAGCAAAGCAGTATTTTACTGGTGCTACTGTAATTCCTTATGGCGATACTATTCCTGAAAGCACTCAAGGTAGTAAAGTAATGGAACTCGATTTTACTCCTATAAGTGCTTTGAATAAATTAAAATAGATGTTGTAGCTATATTTGCTAATACCGGAGCTCATTTATGTGCAGCTTTATTTAAAAACTTAGATCAATATGCTTTAGCTTGCTCGTATGCAAATAAAAACGCCAGTTGGCCAGATACATACTCTTTTTCTCATTTTATGGTAGCAGACACTATCGAAAAAATAAAATTCAAAGTTTATGTAGGCGGAAATGGTACGACTACTACGTTTAATGGTGACAACAATAATATAGCCATGTACGGCGGTGTAATAGCATCTAGCATCACCATTACGGAGATTCAGGTATGAGTAAGAAAATAGCTTGTGTTGGTGATTATTCGAGTCACGTAGGAGTTGTGATTACATCTAATCAAGACGGTAAATTCAGAATCGGATACAGTGATAGAGCTTTTGGTTCAGGTGTTGCAGGTTCAGGATCTTTTGGCGGAGCTATCCCAGCTGTCGAAGGTGCAATGCATAGTTGTCCGATACCTGAACATGGAATCACTGCTATCAAAGCTGTTACAACGAAAAGTTATAAAAATGGTAAATTGATATTAACAACAAACGCTTTTGCAGGTTGTGGAGCCTTAATTTTACCTTCAGATAGAAAGGTATACGTTGAATAATGGCAATTAAAGCAACTGAAATTTGGTCAGATTTGCATCAGGGTTTTATTCCAGATGCTCAAGGAAAGTTAAAAAAAGTTATTAATATAGGAGCAGTTAAGACTTCTATTGATAATATTATGCGTACTTCAAAAGGGGAACGTGTAATGCTTCGTGATTTCGGCTCTGATCTTAAAACCATGTTATTTGAAAATATAGATGAATCTCTTGTAAGCACAATAGCAGAAGAAATTAAAACTGCTATAACGACTTGGGACAACAGAGTTATTGTAAATTCTGTAAACTTTGAAACAGATGCCGATCGAAACGAAGTTCGTGTAACTATACAGTTTATAGTACGAGGATATGACGAGATATTTAGTCTCGATACTATTGTATAAGAAAGATAAATATGTCAAATGAATTAAATTATGTAAATTACGACTTCGACGATATAGTTGAGCAATTAGAAAATCGTCTTTTATTATCTGACGCATGGAAAGATACATACAAATCTAGTACTGGACAGATGTTAATAGAATTATTAGGTTATGTATCTAATCTAACTTTGTATTACATTGAAAGAAGAGCAGAAGAGTCTTATATTGATACTGCTCAGAATAGAAGTAGTATAATTAATCTTGTTAAATTGTTAAACTATCAACCTAAAAGAGTTGTATCATCTACTGGCATACTTACTTTTTATCTAAGTGAAGCTAATGCCTATAATATATCTATTCCTAGATGGACAGAATGTCAGACAGCAGCAGGCATTAAATTTTTAACGTCTGAAGAAGCTACAATTATAAAAAAGGGAATATCAGTCGAAGTAAATGCAATTCAAGGCGAATTAGAAACTCTTTCCGCAACAGCTGATGGAACAGCAGATCAAGAATATTCAATCGAAGAAACAACAGTTGAAGATTCTTCTAATAATGATTCTTTAATTGTAGTAGTAGACGGAGTTACTTGGACTAAAGTATCTTCATTTTTACGTAGTGAAAATACCTCTACCCATTATAGAGTTATTACAAATCTAGACGATACCGTTACTATTAAATTTGGAAACGATGTTAAAGGAAAAGCTCCTGAGAATGGTTTGACTATTGCTATAACATATGTATTAAGCAAAGGGTTAGACGGAAACATATATACTGATAATGCCGTTACTACAATAAACGTTGCTATTACCAATGCTAATTCGGACGCAGTAACAAATATTAGCGTAAGTAACGATGCAACAATAGTTACGCCTACGTCTACTGTAACTAGATCTTTTTTAGGAGGAGATGATCGAGAATCTGCCGAAGAAATAAGATATGAGGCTCCTAGAGTCTTTGCAACGGGAGATCGTGCTGTTACTAAAAATGATTTTATAGCAATCTTAGAAAATACAGCTGATATAGCAAACGTAAATGTTTGGGGCGAATTAGAAGAAGCTGAAGATGCAGGCGAAGATTCAGATTATGAGATGCTCAATAAAGTTAAAATGTGTATAATATTGGTGAATTGGCAAACAACTGAAGCCCCCTTCGAAGCAACGTTATCAGAAAATTTGTATGATCGATCAATGATGACAGTTAAGTACGAGTTTGTTGACCCTGTTATTCTAAATGTAATTGTTAGCTTTTCGTCTATTGTAACAGCGTTAGGTTCGTCTTTAACAGACGTACAAAATACAGTAGAATCGACTTTAACCAACGAATTTGAATTAGGCGTTACAACTAAATTAGGTACAGCAATTAGATATAGTAACTTAGTTAGAGCAGTAGATGCATTAGACGATGTAGAATATCATACAATGACTTTAGAAATTTATAAAGCGCTAGAAGCAGGATACGATTCTAATTACGATTACGGCGAAATACTTGACGCAGTAGAAATTAAAACTGAATCTGTAAAAATATATGTAGGAGATACTCTAATTGCAGTAGACGACGGAGTAGAAGGATTTACAGACGAATCTTCTGATTATTCCGTATCAGGTGATATCGATTATGATACAGGAGTAATAGGTATTGATATAGCCGAATCCGTAGGCAGTGAAGTAGTATCGGTCAGATACCGTCAAGATAACTCTGATAATAACAAAGATGGGGACATCATTACAGATCGTTTCGAAATATGTAAGCTTCACGACGTAGAAGTAAATTCAATTTCGATTATTGAAAGTTAAAAATGGGAAATAGTGTAAACCTTTTAAATCTTGTTCCTCAGAAGTTTAGAGATTCTCAGATACTTATAGCTTATCTATCTGCTATGGGCGACGAGCTTACTAATATGACTTTAGCTGATTTTGAAGCTGCTCAATACACCCCTACAGCTGCAGCAGCTTTGATGGTTTCTAATCCAGATACTTTAAGCTATAACGTAGGCAATTGGTTTGATTTAATAGACGGCCTCGAAGATTTTTTTAATCCTAGAACAGTAGATATAAAATATTTAAGAAATTTAGCTGCTTTAATTGGTTTAAAATTATTACCAGAAGATACTACATCTGAAAGTATTTTAAGAGCTTCTGTTGTCGAAGCAATTGATTGGTATAAAATAAAAGGGACTTACGAATCATTAATTGTAATTGGTTTAATTAATCAAATTTCTTTTAATATTTGGGATATGTATACCGATTCAACTTACAATACGTTTAATAAAGTGGAATGGTTTGTAGGAGCAGAAAACGAAAATCCTGCAAGTTATCCTTATCCTACGTATTTTAAATCTCCTCATTTTGGATTAGAAGTTATTTTAAACAAAGTGTACGATGCAAAGCCAGATTTAGGCGCTCCGAATGTTCATTTATGGTATCCTTCGTATTGGACGAATATATTAAATTACGTTGAAAGAACCAGACCTGTACATACAGTGCCTCATTATATGTTATTTCTTAATCCTCAAACTAACGAAAACGGAGAAATAGTTATAGTAGACGGCGATATTCAAACAAAAGCTACTTTGAATTGGGTTAGTGGCATACAATATTTCGACGAGAATATTACTACATATAATTTACCTTATGGATATCCGTTGGATTCGTCTGACTTACCAGAAACGCCTATATTTAAAGATAATCAAGTTTACGGATACGGATTGTACGGCGGAAAAGTTACAGAAGCAGATTGGACTTGGGATGAAGGCGCTGATAGTGAAAGCGACGCAGAGTATAAATTAGATACGCCTTCAGGCATAACAACTGAGTTTATCGATACTTGGAAATTAGGAACTGGAAGTAAAGGTAAAAATTTACCAGTAGATTTAAGCACAGATTTAGTTGCACAATACAAGTTAAATGACAATCTTGATACAAATGTTGTTTTAGACGATTCTGGTTATTCAAACAATGGTACAGTTGTAAATGACGGAAACAATTACGCATCTGAGCAATATAATGTGGACGGTAAAATAAACGGTTGTTTCGAGTTTGACGGAATAAACGATTACGTCGGAGTAGCTTCCAATGTAATACCTTCGTCAGGTGATTGGACAATTGCAGGTTGGGTTTACTGCGAAGGAAAATTAGCAGGCACTACTGATGATTTTGGTACTGCCTTCGGCTCTGCTGCTTTACCAACAGATATAAAAGGCTGTATTGTCAGTACAAGTGCTGCAAACGGTTTATATGTTACAATAGGAAACGGCACTTCGTCAGGTAGTTTCGGGTTACTTTCCGATATATCCACAACGAATAAACAGAAGTGGTATCATATTATTCTTACATACGACGAATCTACAACTACGACAAGAGGGTATGTTAACAGCGAATTAGTAGACGAGTTAGTTCAGGAATACGCAGATTCAGGCGAAGGGGCTTTTAGAATAGGACATTCTGTAAATTTGTATCCACTAACAACTTTTTGGTACGGTAAAGTAGACGATGTTAGGTCATATAGTAGAATAATAGATGCAGAAGATATTGCAACGCTGTATAATTCTGGTGACGGTACAGAGATGCAAAAATTTGATTTAGAAGATACTTCCCCTACTGAAGATACTTTAACTGCGTCAAATATTATAGTAACATCTGAAGCTGTAACAATAGAATTTACTGTTCCAAAAACTACGATTTTATCAGGGGTATCTGAATTAGGTATATATACAGACGGCGGCGAAGCGACTGAAAAGTTAGTAGTAGCTAGTTTGTTTCCAGATATTTATAAATCTACAGACGCCGAATTAAGAGTACAAATAATAATAGAAAGAGAGTAAACTATGGTAGATTATCCAATTCCAGTTGATGGCGAAACAACTGAATGGGGAGATGATTTAAACAATCATCTAGCTGTAAATATTAATCCTGCAAATGGAAAAATAGAAAATCTTCAATATGTTAAAGACCCCTGGCATGATGTGCGAGCGTATGGTGCAATAGGAGATGGCATTACGGATGATGCTACAGCAATAAAAGCGGCCATAGCTGCTGCCGTTACTGATGGAGGTGGTATTGTATTTTTTCCAGTAGGTACATATATTGTCAAATCTACGATTGACTTAAATTCAGATATTCATCTCGTTGGTGCAGGTAGAGATTCACTTATAAAGGCACACTCCGATTTAGCTGGATTTGTTTTTCAGTGTGTTGGTACTAATGCGGCAAAGAAATATAATATGTCAGTTGAAAGGCTACTGATTGATGGAGACGACCAAACGAATGTAACTGGCGGAATACTGTTAGAATACACTGTTCGTTCTATTATTAGAGATGTAAAAGTAGTAAATATGGACAATGTTGCTGCAATAGGAATTAGTCTTGTTGGGGAAACGTGGAATAACATATTCGAAAGTTGTAATGTACAGCTTGGTAGTTCTGCTGCAACTGGACCAGTAGGAGATACTGGATTTAAGGTTGTTGGTGGTAATCATACTAATATTACATGGATAAATTGCATGGCTCATTTATGTAATATTGGATTCGGCGTTGCAGACCAAGTTTCATATTCCGGAAATTTTATTTGGGACAATTGTACCGCAAATTGTGTTGCAAATTCAACACGAACTAATACTGGTATAGCCGGATTTAAGATAGGAAACTCATTAAACGGATGGGAAATTAGGTCTCCTCATATTGAATGGTGGGATGATGCTGGTGAGTACGGAATTATAATTGATGGAACTGCTCGTTCTGGAATCATACAGACTCCAAGTTTGTATGCGTGTGACACTGGTATTTATCTTAATGATTGCTCTGAAATATTTGTCAATCTTCCTAATTACAACGGGGCTACAAATGGATATAAAGCTATGGATATAACAGCTACTGCTAAACAAATTAGACTTGGTGGATTTACAAAATATACAACACCTGTAGACGAAGCAAGCACTTATGCTACTGGTGCAACAATTATATTTGATGATAGTGCATATTTAGATGTTGTAACTTTTCCTGTATCTGACGCAACACCAGATATAGGGATAGGTAATTTTTTCCAGACTGCTGATACAACGACAATTACAGATTTTGATAATGGTTGGGAAGGAAAAGTAATTACCGTCCTTTGTAAACATAGCTTGACGTTTGATTTTACTACGGCCCAAGACGTAAACCATAATCTTAATGGCAGTTCGGCGGATATAACTGCCGACGCTGGCGATATATTGAAGTTTTTATGTGAAGACGGGTTGACGTGGCATTTAATATCTAATTTAGACGCAAGTGTAGATAATAACTAAACGGAAATAATGGAGCGTAAATATGTCTGATATGGTAATTTATATTCCGGTTCACGGATATATTTGCTGAAATTATACAAAGTTGGTCGACATCCGATTATTGTCTTGATTTCAACTCGGACGGAATAGTTAATTTTATGGACTATGTATAGGTGGTACAATGAAAAACAATTATTTACTTATAACAGACATTAAAAAATTAGATAAATTTAGGAAATTATTATGAGCACAGAATTAACAAATCAAACAGTAACTCTTCTTTATCTAACTCCGGCAGATAGCCATAGAGTAAATTTGAGATTTCAAGATATTAGACAAGTCGGAATATACTCTGGAATGTATTTAACAAATCCGTCTGCTTCTAATGTATCGATATCTGCTGGCGTATGTGAAATATCTAATGGGGCTTATCAAGTTCGTGTCAAAACAACTTCAGAAACTTCAGGAATAGTCGGAACATCGGATCAATATATAGTTCTGCAATGGGATTATTCTGGAAACGAAGACGACGATGTTTTAATTGCTGATTGTGTAGTTACTCCAGGCGATAACGATATTGTTGTAGGTAAAATAGTAGACACGGCCGGATCATTTTCTTTTGATTACGGAGATACTGCTCATCCACGTACTCAACCAAACACAATGGATTTATTCTTAAAAGTAGAAGCTCCAGATTCGTCAGATCTTGTTAGTAGTCCAATGAAACCTAGAGTAAGAGCTGGAAGAATTCAAGCATCCTCTGAAACAATAGATATTGCAGACGGTCAAACAATTTCTGCGTTCTCTAAAGTTGCTGGAATAACGTATGGATTAGTATATGTAGACGATTCTGGAACTCTGCAGATTGTTAATAACACTGTACATACTACTATTCCAGATTACGACGGAAAACGTGTATTAGCCGAAATAACTCTTCCAGATAATACTTCTGTAATTACTTCAGATATGATTAAAGATGTTCGAAATTTTGTGTCGAATAGAACAGGATACGTATTAGAGGTTAGAGACAGTGATCCTATAGGCGGCGATTTATTTACTGGTAGAATTTGGATGATTGTGTAAAATGGCAAATATAAATAGTTTGATAACTAGTTTTACAGGTTATGATTATAATACTTACGATCGGTCTCAGCGGTATGAATCTAATGCCAATTGGTTTGGCGACGGTAGTGGAAATGGGTATAATGCACCTAGTGTACTTAAACTTACAGACGGACATACTCCTTTAGGAATAGGTACTACAAAATCTTCCATAGTAACAAGTCCTCGGAGTACTGAAAATTTTTGTTGGGCATGGGGAAATGGAAACGAATTTCGAATTAATGAATATTTTGAGTCTAATACATTCGAATATCCTGCGGTTTTAGATAATGTGGAGATACAATACTCGGCATTCGGAGTAGTAAATAGAATGAGTTTAGAGTTTTCTGCTTTTGATAGCAAAACCGAAACTTGGACTGATTTGGCAAAATTGAATATAGTAGATCCCAACACTTGGACAGCCCAACCTATCGTATCTAGTACGTTAACACTACAAGCAACGAATGTAACAAAAGTTAGAATCTTTGTAGCAATAACGGGAAGAAGTAATGCAGGACCGCGTGCTATTTTTGATTTGGTAAACTTTAATGGGGCAATCATTGAAAATAGTAAAATAAGAGTATGTGACGGCGTAGAAAAATATAATTGGGCACAGCATCCTATGGGAGCAGATACTAGTTGTTTAAAATACTACGACGGAGATAATATCAGACACTTATATTTAGTGGATATAGGCGATGAAAGAGCAACACCTATAGTTGTAGAAACCTCTGAAGGTTTAAAGGCAATTGCTAGAGGACTTAATTAAATTTACAATATTTTATAGAATCGGCGTAATATGGGATATACAACAAAACATAGTAGATTAAATAAAAGAGCAAAGCGAGTAATTCGATCAAATCGCGGAACTTCTATAAATAACATACTTTCTGCTAATTCTTGGAAAGATCGACGTTGTTATATAATAGCTGGCGGTCCTTCTTTAAAAGATTTTGATTTTAGTAATATGAAAGACGAATTAACTATCGGAATCAATAAAGCTTTTACTAAGTATCCGTGTACTATTAATTACAGCATGGATCCTAAGTTCTATAAATACATCTCCGATCCTGGAATATCTGATTCGACTAGAGCTGAAATACATCGTCAATGGTTAGCTTATAAAGGTATTAAAGTATTTGTAGACAACAATTCTAAAAATGTATTATTTGATCCTTCTATATATTTAGTAAAAAAATTACATAAACCTACTGTTAGTTTCGATGTTGTAAAAGGAATATACAAAGGTACAAATAGTGGTGTCGGTGCTTTAATGTTAGCAATTGCATTAGGTGCTAATCCTATATATCTCGTAGGAGTAGATTTAAAAGTAGACGTTGCAGATAGAGCTACTCATTGGCATAGAGGATATCCCAAACAAAAAATAACTGACTTTGAACGCAATTTACTTAAATTTAAAGCAGACTTCGAATTGATCGCCCCAATTATCAAAGCAGCCGGAATAAAAGTGATTAATTTAAATTCTGATTCTGCGTTAGAATGTTTTCCTAAACAGGTTGTCGAAAATACTAGAAAAGTAGACACAGTTAGAGCTATTAATAAACGAACTGCTCTTTTAAAATCTGTAAATTATGATATACTGAAGTTAAGTAAGGAAATAATAACTTCGCCTAGTTTGATTGAAAAGAAAATCGAATTTGAAAAGAAAGAAAAAGAATTTATTTGTCCTATATGTAATAAATCTTTTACGACAGACTTAGGTTTAAAAATACACATAGGTCGAGTACACTCTGACGACATTGGAAATGGGAAAGAAAAGTAAGTACATTTCAGAAATCTTTGCGTCCGATTATTTAAAAAATAAAAGATGTTTTTTATTAGCAGGCGGACCTTCACTTAAAGATTTTGACTATTCACTTCTTCAAAATGAATTCACAATCGGAATCAATAAGACTTTTATGACTTATTCTCCTACCATCAATTATTCTATGGACTTAAAATTCTATAATTATATCTCACAACCTGGGATAACACAAGAACAAAGAAAAGCACATAATAAATGGAACGGTTATGAAGGGATTAAAGTTCTTTTAAAACCGCTTAGAGATGAACCACTTGCAGAAGATATTTATTTAGTTCAAAATTTAAAAAAGAGATCTTTATGTTTAGATATAAAGCAAGGGATTTACTCTGCTAAAAACTCTGGCTTTGGTGCTTTAATGCTAGCAATAGCATTAGGATGTAAAGAAATTTATTTATTAGGTTATGACTTAAAACTTGATAATCGAACCACTCATTGGCATAAAGGTTATCCAAAACAAGAACCAGAAGTATATGAAAAGACTTTAAAGAAATTTATTAAGAGTTTTGAAGAATTCACAGATGTTATAAAAGATAACGGGATTAAGGTAGTTAATTTAAACGGATTTTCGGCTTTAAGTTGTTTTGAAAAGAAAGATATACGTTCAATTTTAAAGGTGTGATTATTTGGGGCTATAATTATACCCGTTACTGATTTAAACCCAGTACAAGGAGTGTTAGACCTCTTAAACAAACACTTAAAGGATGTTACATGGAAAAAAAAGAAATGTATATAGTAGCAGGCGGACCTTCTTTAAAAAACTTTGATTTTAATCGTTTAAAAAATCGTACCACTATCGTTGTCAATAAATCTATATTCGATGTCCCTAATTCAAATTATTTTATAACAACCGATTATACGTTTTTAAAAAAAATTAAAAAACAAAAAGATCAATTCGATTCAATTGAGTGTACGAAAATATTTATAGCAGATCTTCATTATCCTTACATCAAAGAAAAAAACGGACGAATTACTGATACAAGAAGTAAATTAGTATACGAATTGCAAGACTTTGACGTTGTAATCAAATCTAAAAAAGTAGAGGGGATTGGTTATAGGTACAACGAATTTCGAACCGGATTAAATTCTGGATACAGTGCATTACAATTAGCTGTACTATTAGGATATGAAAAAATATACTTATTAGGCGTAGATTTAACTAAACAAAACATTACTCATTATCATGGAGGATATGGTGAACCGGCAAAGAAATTTAATGCCAAGATAAATACTTATTTAAACTATTTTAAAAAAGGTTTAGAACAAATTAAACGCGATAAAATAACAGAAGTATTTTCTTGTAGTCCGAATAGTGCGTTGAACAGCACAATCGATTATGTAAATATCAATACGTTAGTATAGGAAAAGCATATGAATATAAGTGAAAATACAAGTAAAATAGAGATAGCTAAAAAAGGATATTGTGAAGGTAAATATATTGTAGGCATGGGAAGAGCTCATAAATGCTGTAATCCGCATAGTAAAATTTTCAATTGTACAATGTACGGTACTTTCAATGTAAAATTGAAGTCTGGAAATATTAAAGATTTTAAGCCTTGTATTACAAATAATGTAAAATCATATTGGTTTGTAAAACTTATACAACATAAACAAGTTTGGCAAGGGTGGGCAATTCGAGATCATAAGAGTAAACAGGCTACAAATGTGTTAGAATTGTTATCAAAAGAGAAGTTTCCAAATTGTTTAAAAGAAGAAACATTTGGCGTAGTCATCTTAGAAAAATGGGAAGACACTCAAATTAAAGAGTGGGCTAAAGATCAATATTGGTTTCAAGGTTTTCCTTTTGCCGCTGAAATAAGATCAGATAGTGAACATGTTTGGAATACCATAAATAGAACAAACACAGTACGTCCAATTGATTGGGCGAATAAAACTGTTTTAGATATAGGTGCACATACAGGTTATTTTTCTTTTAAAGCAAGTGAATTAGGCGCAAATGTTACTGCGATGGAACCTAATAAAAGTAGTTTAAGTATGGGTACGACGATTCAAGAAAATATAATTCAACAAGATGTTAAATTTGTTAAAACTGTTCCTGAAGACAGATTCGATAATATTTTATATCTTAGTGTGCATCATCAAATTGATCCGAATTATGCGTCTTTAGAACAAAAAATAAAAGACTTGAAAGCAAAAACAAAATTAAATCTATTTGTTGAATTGATAATGCCCCCGATGTTCCCTAAAAATAAATCATTGTCCGAAGAACAAATTGATAAAATTGTTGGCGGAAAAGTTTTAAACCGTTATAAGCATAACGTTCGCGGAATAAGAAAAATTTATTGGATTAAGAAATAATGTACAAAATCATTTTACCTGCTAGTGGACCAAAACCTACGTATTATGCTGCGTATGTTGGATATATCAAAAAGATACTTGAATATAATAATATTTCTTACAAATTAGAAGGAGTAGTTAATCAAGGTACAGTTATTTATCCTACAGCTACAAAATTTTTAATGATAATAAATGGTAAAAAAATAGTTGTAGATTATTCTGATAACTTAGACTGGATGCTTAATTGGAACGAATTTGACGCGTATTTTAAGTTTCATTATTCAAAAAAATACCATCAAAGTTATAAAACGATGTACCCATTTTCGCCCATTAGTTTTTATAATTGGAAGCAGTATTTTAAGCTAGAAAAAGAAATAAAATATACTTGTAATACAGGTTTAATTCTTAACAAACAAACTCCTGGTGGCAATGCGCTAGAACGAAGAAAAGAAGTGCAAAAATTATTAAAAGATAAGTATGGAGAATCTGTAGATTTATTTGGTAAAACTCCTCAAATAGATTTTTGGAATATTATAAATAATTGTTTGATTCAAATTTTTGTACCTGGATGTCGAAATGATATGATGGATCGAGGACAACTGCAATGTATGGCCTACGGATGCTGCACTATTTCTCCTAAAATAGTAGACGAACTTCCAGGAAAAGAATTTTTACAGATGGTACATTATATCCCTTGTGCTAGCGATTATTCAGATCTTGTTGAAAAAATTGAATGGTGTAAAACTAATAGAGAAAAATGTATTGAAATAGGAAAAAATGCAAAACAATTGTTTTTAGAAACATCAACACCTGAGAAATTATGGCAATACATATTGGAAAAGGTTAAAATATGAAAACACCATTACTTTCTATTGTAATGCCGTATTATAATAGAGCAGATCAACTTCTTTTAACATTAAAAACAATTGAATGCTCTTCCAAAGCAAACGATATTGAAATTATTATTTTAGACGACGGAAGTGATAAAGAACATAGGTCAGAAAAAGTTGCTGAAAAATCTTCTTTAAATATAAAGAATTTTTATTACTTAAAAAAACAGAAAACTTGGAAAAATCCTTGCTACCTATTTAATGAAGGCTTTAAAAAAGCTTCTGGAGATATTATAGTCATTCAGAATCCAGAATGTTTTCATGTAGGAGATGTTATTAAATATGCTATTGAAAATACAAACAATAATTATTTGACGTTTTCTTGTAAAAATATTAAAGAGAATAACAGTGCTAAGCTTCTTAAAATATTTGGTACATCAGAATACACTACTTACATAAATAAAATAAAAGCTGTTACAAGTTCTTGGTATAATCATCCTAAATTTAACCCAACAAAATATCATTTTACTTCTTCTATTTCTAGAAAAAATTTAAAGGAATTAGGAGGGTTTGATTTAAGATACAAAGACGGCCATTCCTTTGACGACGACGAATTTCTTACAAGAATAAAAAGATCTCCGATTAATATAGTCGACGCTCCTTCTGAAGTATGTTTTTCAGTGCATCAATGGCATTCTTGTACAAGACCTTTAAATGGAAACAAGGATGAGGGGTGGAAACGAAATTACCAACTTTTTGAAAATGTTACTAAAAAAGAACAGGATTGGAAAGCAAATGAATCAACAAAATAATATACAGGAATGGTGGAAACACAATCACAATGTCAATTCATCTAGTTTGTTATCAGGATCGGTAGGAAATGTAATATGGAAGAGACACGAAATAGATCATAAACTTGTGAAAGGATTGAAAGTTTTAAACATAGGCGTAGGTACAGGTGCTTGTACACACGAATTAAGTGAAAGAGGCATTGATGTTAGTGTTTTAGATATTTGTGAAAACGCTTTTAATAAAATAACTGAGGTTGTAGAAAAATGTTATTTAAGCAGTAAATTGCAGAATCTTCCCGTTAATTATTTTGATTTTGCTATATCTCATCTTGTTTCTCAACATGTTTCTGACGAAGAGCTTACACAACAGTTTATTCATGTGCTGAAAAGTTTAAAGTCAAAAGGTATTTTTTCAATACAATATGCTGATATACTTGAAAGAACAAAGGATGACGAAGAGTATAGATCCAGTAAGCAAGTATTGAAATGTCAAAAATATGGAGGTGTTATTAGGTCAGTAAAACATATGCATCAAATTGTTAGTACTTGTGATGGAAAAATTGTTAGTGAACCGCCTCCAAGAAAACTCAATTCAGCAATATGGCGTTATATTCATATAAGGAGAATGTAATGATACCTAAAAAAATATTTTTCTTTTGGGGAGGCGAGGGACTATCTTGGATGAGATACATGAGTTTGTTTTCTTTCAAAAAACTTAATCCAGATTGGGAAGTAACCCTTTGTATTTCGACAAACAGTTTAGTCTGTTCAAAAAATTGGTCCACTAAAGAAATTCAAGATTATCATACTTTAGATAGGAATAAAAATAATTACTTATATAAACTACAACAACACGATATAAAGATACTTAATATAAATAGTAGTCTAAATCATTTAAAAGATGTTAATCCTATTCATCAAAGCGATATTTTTAGATGGAAACGTCTTTCAGAAGAAGGAGGATTATATGCAGATACGGACATTTTGTTTGTAAAACCTATCAAAGAATACTATCATAAAATTCAAACAACTGATATAATTATTTGTTATCAGAATACTTATCATTCAATCGGATTCTTAGGTTGTTCTAAGGATAATTCTTTCTTTTCTTATGTATATAACGATTCTTTAACAAGATTAAATAATCCTAAGTATACTTCAAATTATCAATCTTTTGGAAGTCATCTTTTAAAAACATGTGGCAGCTATGCTAGGATAAAAATAAATTATTCAAACCATAAACTTTACAATAATCCTATGGAGATTGTTTATCCTTTTCTATGGAAAGAAACAAATAAAATTTTTGAAGAATGCAATACAAATCTTCCAGAAAAATGCCTAGGAATACATTGGTTCGGAGGAGCTCCAGATTCTCATAGGATGAATATGCTGTTAAATCATGAAAATTATAAAGATTTTAATAATACATTTACCTATTTTGCTAAACAATTAGAGGAAATAAATGAGTAAAAAGTTAATAATCGTCTCCGGAATAACTGGTTCTGGTAAAACAACTTATACTAATAGTTTAGAATATCTTCATATTCATTTTGATGAAATTTTTAGTTATCAAACAAATGTTTTAAACTATGAGGCTATTAAAAATTTAATTATAAGAAATTCAGATTCTGATACTTTTGTATTAGATGCCTACATGTTTCATCTTGATTTGGATCTTGTAAAACTTAAAGAAGTGTTAGAAGGCTTGATAGATGTTTATGAAATTCATTTTCTTTATACGAACTTAAAAGATTTGTATGCCGCACAAGTGTACAAAAATGTTTTAACAAAAACTTATGAAGCGCCTGAAACATTTGAAAAACAAGCTCAAAAGAATACAAGAGGATCATATAGATTAGCAAGATATATTATGTCTGCATACGAAAGAAAAGTTGTAGAAGATTTGAAGTTTATATATAGATATAGATCTGGTTATAGTTATCAAAACAAAGCACATTTTTTAAGGACATTAGGCACGGATAGACAAGAATTATTAGATTTTATTAAATTAACTGTAGCAGATTGGAAGTATCAAACAATAGAACTTCATGGAAAGACAGAGGTTCCTGGATATTCCGAATCATCAATTTCTTGGGATAATATACTTAAAACAGGAGTACAATTCTCAGGTAAATCTGTTTGTGAAATAGGATGTTTTTTCGGCTACTTTTGTTGTAAGGCTGAAAAAGCTGAGGCTTCAAAAGTAGTAGGATATGATCAATCTTGCACAGTATTGGATGTAGCTAGAAAAATAACAGCTTACAATGATTTGGATAGCATATTTGAAGTAAGAACTATTGACGGAGATTTTGCTTTCCCAGAAAAATTTGATATTATTTTGACATTGAATATGCTTCATCATATTCGAAAATTATGTGATGAAACAACTTTTACAAAAATCGTAAGGGAAATCTTTTTAAATTGCAAAGAGGCAGTGTTTGAAATAAACGAAAACGAGATAGATATAATTACTGGAGAAGGAAAAAAAGAAGGTTTTGCATTAAAAAATTCTGTTGTCTCGCATAGAAAAACACAATACGGTAATAGATCTATTCTTTATTTTTTAAAGGAAAAATAAAATGAAGAGTGTAGTTACTATAACAGGCATCCGACCAGATTTTATTAGAATGTCCGAAATTTTTAAAAAATTGGATGAGAATTTCAATCATATTCTTATTCATACGGGACAACATTATGATAAAATGTTATCAGATGTGTTTTTTGAAGAATTAGAAATCCGCTCTCCAGATTATAACTTAGGAGTCGGAGGTTCTGGTAAAGAGCATTTTCATCAAACAGCAGAAATTCCTGTAAAAATTATTGAATTGTTTCAAAAAGAAAAAATCAATCCAGATATTATTTTATTTCTTGGTGATTCTAATTCTGTACTGTGTGCTCCAGTTTTAAAGAAACAAGGATACAAAATAGGTCACATAGAAGCTGGAATGCGATCATATGATAAAAGAATGTTCGAGGAAATAAATAGGGTGGTTTGTGATCATTGTAGTGATTTATTGTTTGTTTACCATGAAGATTACAAGAAACAAGCCCTTGAAGAAGGGGTTAACGAGGAAAACATATTTGTTGTAGGTAATACAATTGTAGAGGTTTGCACCCCTTATTTGAAAGAGTTCGATTATTCTAGTAAAAGTAGGGATCTTATTTTATTAGATATTCATAGGCCTGAAAATTTTAAGTATCCTACTAGACTTCAAAATATATTTGATATGGCAAATACTTTAATGAATACTTATAATAAACCAGTTAAATGTTTATCATTCGGAAGAACCGTACAAGCCATAAAAGATTTACGGATAAAAACAGGCGAAGTTGAATTTATAAATTTATTATCTTATAAGAACTTTTTACATTTACAAAACGACGCTTTATTTACTATTTCAGATTCGGGAACTGCTCAAGAAGAAGCTGCAATATTTCAAACACCTGTTCTTGTACCAAGGGATTTTACAGAAAGACCTCAATCAATTCAAAATAATTGTTCTTTTATGGTAGATGTTAATAATTCTCCAGAAATGGGACCTGTATTACGCTGGTTGGATACTGTATTAAAGGCTCTTTTTATAATAAATTCGAGCTGGTTAGGAGAAGGAAATACTTCTGATAAAATAATTAAAATTTTAAAAAGGTATATGAAATGAAAGTAGCTGCTTTTCTACAACTGTATAACGAATTAGAAAAAGGTAATCTTGTTCGATGTTTAAACAATTGTTCAAAATGGGCAGATGATATTTACATTTACGACGATTGTTCTACTGATGGTTCTCAAGAAGTGTATTTACAGTACACTGCTAAAGAAAATATGATTTTTGGGAAAGTTCGTGAATTTAACAAAGAGATTTTTCATAAACAACAGCTATTAAATTTAACATTAACGAGTTCTCCAGATTGGATTGTATGGCAAGACGGAGATGCTATATTAGACAGAAAACTTACAACAGGTTTAAAAACCATTTTAGGAGCATTAGAAACCAAAGGAGTGGACGGAGCATACGCTCACTATCTTAATCTATGGCGAAGCAACACTTATCATCGAATAGATAATAGTTATGATTTAGGTTGGTTTTTACTGTTTTGGAAAAACAATGGTCTTCTTAAATATAATCCTGAGCCAGGTTTGCATCGAAATCAATTTCCTTTAGGAATAGAAAATCCGGAACAAATTCCATACAATGTTATCCATTATGGGTTTTCAACTAAAGAAGCTATCGAAAATAAATATCTTACTTATAAATCTTACGGACAAAAAGGACATAGTTTAGATCGATTGATAGATGAGACTTCTTCTTTTGAACTTGTAAAAATGGAATTAGAAAAATTTCCAGAAGAAAATGTCCCTCAAAATTACAATGCGGAAAAGAAACCCACTCCTATTTCTTTTTCAGAGGTAAGAAAATGAAAATATGTTTAATTGGAATGGTTTATAAATCTGTTCCTTATTTGGATTTAATGACAGAAGAAATGAAAAAAACCTGTTTAGAATCTGAGTATGACGTGGACTATCTAATTATAGCCAATGATCCTACAAAAGAAGTTTTACAAAAACTTAGTAAAAATTGTAATGTGTATAAAGATTTTTTTTCCAAAGGAATATTATTTAAATAGAGTATATCGAGCTTGGAATTCTGGAGGTTTTACAGCAGAGGCAGACATACTTGTTTTCATAAACTCGGATATGATTTTTTATACAAATTGGTTGGATAATCTTTTAAAACATTTAAATAAAGATACGATTCCTTGTTCTAAACTTATTGAATCAGGTAAGCTTATTCCTGGTAAGCATGCTATTGAAAAGAATTTTGGTAAAACGATAGCTCAATTAGATAGAAAAGGGTTTGAAAGCTTTGCAGAAGAAATATCAGATCCTGGTATATCTGAAGGCGGATTATACATGCCTTGTGTTTTCCATAAAAAAGATTTCATTGAATCAGGAGGATATCCGGAAGGAAATATCTATGAAAAAGGAGTAGGAATTGTTTCGTCTAAATTTATAGAATCTGGCGATTGCAATTTCTTTTATAAAAATCCTGTTATGAAAAAGAAAAGACATATTACTGTAAACGATTCTATATGTTATCATATTCAGGAAGGGGAAAAAGATGCTTAATCCAGTAACTTTAGATATGATTGAAGTAGTAAAATTCTTTGTTAAAATGTTTCGTCCAGATAATTATTTAGAACTGGGGTTATATGAAGGAGAAACTATTGCTTATGCTAAAGATTATGTGAAAAATTTAGCAGTAGGTGTCGATATAAGGTGTCCAAAAAACGTAGAGGGTTATTCTTTTTTTGAAATGACAACGGATGAATTCTTCCGGAAATTAGATCAAAAACAATTAAATTTTCCTTTGTTTGATATGGTTTTTATAGACGCGGATCATTCTTATACTCAATCTAAAAAGGATTTTAATAATGTTTTTAAATATGTAGCTGATCAAGGTTTAATATTTTTACATGATACCTTTCCCAAAAATGAAGAGTCTACTGCTTCTGGTTATTGTGGAGATGTATATAAAACAGCAATGGAATTATGTTATAAACCGGGTGAACGTGAAATAGTTACTTTACCTGTTCATCCTGGATTAAGTATTATCAGAAAAAGAAAGAATCATTTAAAATGGCTTCCGTTATAATAAAAGGGTTAGTTAAATGAGATTTAAAATTCCTGCTGATATCCAAACATGGAAACATAATGAAAGTGTAAATTCTGATACATTGCGGCAACTTTTAATTATGCAACCAGAAGAGATTGTAGATGTAGGAGCAGGCGATGGATTTTACGGCAAATTGATTAAATATTTTATTCCTGATTCATATATTACAGGTGTAGAGATAGCTGAAATGTATGTTGAACGTTTTCAACTTAGTCAAATTTATGATAGGATACTTGTAGGTAGTATTGTTGATATGATAGATGAAATTGAAGGAGATTTAATTATTTTTGGCAATGTCTTGGAACATATTGAAAAAGAAGCTTCTGTTAAAGTATTTGAAAAAGCCGTAACAAAATTTGATTTTGTTATAGTGAATTCGCCTGTAGGTTTTCAACCTCAAGATCATAAATTAATATCAGAACACCATGTATGTGGTTGGGACTGCGCAGATTTTGAACTTCATCCTGTTCTTGAATTTCATACTTATTGTAATAATACAATGTTTAACTGTTTATTAAAAGGACAAGTTTAAAATGTCCGGATGGCTAATAAATGATTGTCTAACTTGTATTCCAGGAACAAGAACTTTTTGGCACGATTTATTAGAGTGGTTTCCTTATTTACAAGACAAAACAAATAATTATACTTCTTTTAATAAATTAGCTGATTATATTGAACTTGAAGCAACGAAAGCTGGTATTCCTGATTTCGTAGTAAGAAATGCAACATTTTTTAGAAAACTCAATCTGAAAACAAAGACAATTAGTTTTCTTCAAGATTGCTATCCTAAATCGCACGTACATGAAATGCAGGTAGATGTTTGTAATAATTCAGATATAGTTGTATTTAATTCGCCGTTTACAAGAGATATGTATAAAGAAGAAATAAATGTTAGAACAGAAGTAATACCGATAGGAGTTAATTTTAATCTTTTTCATCCAATAAATGACAAAGATAAACTGAGAAGCAAATGGAATATTCCAAGAGATTGCATTTTGTTTATTGGATCAACAAACAGTGTAAAAGGATTTTCTGTTATTGAGACATTAATAAAAGACACAAATTTTAATTTTTGTTTAGTAATGAAAGATTCTTTTACAACAGAACGAAAGAATGTAAGAGTATTTAATAAGGTGGATCATAAGGACTTGGTAGAGATTATCAATTGTTGTAGTATGCTTTTGTGTACATCTGTTAGAGAAACTTTGCATTTATCAGGTGTCGAGGCAGGCGCTTGTAACATACCGATTTTAACAACTGATGTTGGCATTTATTTTGGAAAATCATTGGATGGACGAGGAATGAAGATAGATAAAGGCGCTGATATCGGTCCTCAAATTAGTTTTATGCTTAATAACCTATCTTTATTCCGACCAAGAGAAGTTCTTTTGGTAAGTGGTTTAGATACTGAAAGTTGCAAGAATTCCTGGAGCAATTTGCTATATAGCGGAGCAAATTTATGATAATTGTATATTCTTATTACGTATTGGACATCATTCATAAAGGGCATTTAGAGATGCTGCAAAATGCTAAAGCTATAGCTGGAATTGATGGGCGATTGATTGTAGGGATCCTAACAGATGCTGCTACGATGGAAAAGAAACCTTGCCCTATTTTATCCTTTGAAGAAAGAGTTGAAATAGCTCGAAGCATCAAATGCATTGATTTGGTAGTAGCCCAAGAAACCTATTCTCCTTTGAGAAATGTTCTAACAATTAAGCCAACTATTTTAATGGAGAGCAATAGTCATACTCCAAATCCTGATGTTGTAAAAGCTATGAAAAAAATTGGAGGGCAGATAGTTTGCATCCCTTATTTTCCAGAGCACTCTTCTACTAAAATAAAAACTCAAATAAAAAAAGAAAGTAAAAATGGAGAAACATGAAAATATTAATAGTAGGCGGTGCAGGATACATAGGCGGTTATCTTACTGATTTTCTTATTGAAAACGGTTATAAAGTTACTGTTTACGATAATCTAATGTACGAACAACGTTTTTTAAAAAACGTTCCTTTTATATACGGAGATATTCGAGATAGAGAGAAACTTAAAAGCATTTTATCTAATTTCGATACAGTTATTTGGTTAGCAGCAATTGTTGGCGATGGTGCTTGTGCTGTCGATCCTTTTTTAACTCAAACTATTAACTCAGATTGTGTTAAATGGATTTCAAAATACTATACCGGTAGATTAATATTTACATCTACTTGCTCAGTATACGGAATAAATGATGAGCTGATAGACGAAACAGCGGCTCCCAACCCTCTTTCTATATATGCAAAAACTAAGTTAGAAGCAGAACAACACATTTTAAGATATGCAAAAGATCCGCTTATTTTTAGATTAGGAACTTTGTTCGGTTTAGGGGACAGACATTCTAGAATGCGATTTGATTTAGTTGCTAATATTTTATCTAAAAAAGCGGCAGAAGGAAAAGAGTTGACTGTGTTTGGAGGTGAACAATGGAGACCTTTATTACACGTAAAAGACGTTTCGACTGCTATTGTGCATTCTCTTAAAAATGAAATAACTGGACTGTATAATCTATCGTATCATAATTACAAAATATGTGATTTAGCTGAAGAAATTAAAAAACAGCTTCCCGATACAAAAATTGAATACACAGATTTACAATTTGAAGATTTAAGAAACTATCGGGTTAAAAATGAAAAAATACTTTCTACCGGTTGGAAAAATCTTCATTTCTTAGAAGAAGGGATTATTGAAGTTATCAATATAATAAAAGAAAACAGGATCAAAAACTTAGAAGATCCTATATATTCAAATCAACATTACTTAAATAAAAATTATTTTAGATTTTAGAAAAGGAAAAGAAATGGAAAACCTGAAAATTTTACACGGTGGAGTAGCAGTAGATGATAGAGGAGGTATCAGATTCGTAAACGGCTTTGATTTCAAAGGTGTAAAAAGGTTTTATCAAGTAGAAAATCATTCAAAAAACTTCATAAGAGCTTGGCACGGGCATAAAAATGAAGGTAAATATGTTTATGTGGCTAAGGGAAGTGCTTTAGTAGGAGCTGTTTCGTTGTCAGATGAGAAGAATACACCTACAAAGTTTGTTTTATCAGATAAAAAACCTTCAATTCTTTGGATACCTCCGAATCATGCAAACGGTTTTATGACATTAGAAGAAGACACTATTGTACAATTTTTTAGTACTTCTACTTTAGAAGAAAGTTTGGATGACGATATAAGGTTTCCATATGATAAATGGAAAATTTGGAACATTGACTATAGATAATTAATTTTTAAGGGTAAAGAAAAATGAGAATAGTAATATTAGGCAGTACTGGGATGTTAGGAAACGCTGTTGGAAAGTATTTCATCGAAAAATACGGCGAAGATAATGTATATTTATCTTACAGAAATGAAGAAGTTTCTTATGGTAAAAATAAGTTTAAATTTGAACTTCCTAATAATTTGGAAAAAATTCCAGATTGTGACTATGTAATAAACTGCATAGGAATTATCAAACCGTTTATTGAAAATGATGTAACAAAATCTATTTTAGTGAACTCCGTTTTTCCTAGAAAATTGGCTGAGTATTGTGAAAAGAAGGATATTAATTTAATTCATATAACAACAGATTGTGTTTTTTCAGGAAAAGATGGTAATTATACTGAAGAATCTTTACACGATTGTTTAGATAGTTATGGCAAGACAAAATCCTTAGGCGAACCAATTAATTGTATGACAATTAGGACAAGTATAATCGGCGAAGAAATTCATAAGAACGCCAGTTTAATCTCGTGGGTTAAATCTCAAAAAGGAAAGGAAGTAAATGGATTTACGAATCACTCGTGGAACGGAATTACCACTTTGCAGTATGCTAAAATATGCAGTCAAATAATTGATAAAGCTTTATATCAAAAAGGATTGTACCATTTATTTTCAAATAATGTTAATAAATATGAATTGCTTTGTTTATTAAACGATAAGTTTGATTTAAATTTAACTGTTAAGGAATTTCAAGCGGATTGTATAGTTGATAGAACGTTGTCAAGCTCTAAAGATTTGTACAAATTTGTAATCATACCTTCTATCGAAGATCAAATAAAGGAGCTATAATGAATTATATAGTATGTGCTTATTATACTCGGGATACTTTATACGAAGAAAAGGTTTCTACATTGAAAAAATCTCTTAATAAGTTTAACATCCCTTACTATATAGAAAGCATTCAAAATAAAGGTGATTGGTATAAGAACACTAATTTTAAGCCTTCCTTTCTTAAAAAAATGTTAGAAAAATTTCCAGGTAAATCTGTTGTTTATGTAGACGTAGACGCAGAATTTTTAAGATACCCTGATTTATTTGAGAACTGGAGTAATTTAACTTGCATAGATGTAGGAGTTTATGTCTTTGATCGTTCTTGTTATAAAAAAAGTGCTAAAGGAACTGAAGTTCTTAGCGGAACAATTTTTCTAAAAAACAATAAAGAGGTTTACGAGATAGTTGAAAAATGGGAAAAGGAATGTAAGGAACATCCTCGTGTTTGGGATCAACGTTCTCTTGAAAAAGTATTAAACGGACATTATCATACATTGCCGGGAGAATATTGTAAAATTTTTGATCGGATGGAAGATATAAAAGATCCAGTGATAGTTCATTATCAATGTAGTCGCATAGTAAGAAAAAATAAAGGCAGATTAAAATAATAGGATGATTACAAGAATGTACTTATTTATTTAATTCGAAAGGTTATCATATGAAACGCATCTCTGACAGCACGAAAAATAAAATTCGAGGAGAAAGAAAAAAAGGTACAAGTTTTAGAAAGATTGGGGCGAAGTACGGAGTCCATCATTCAACGGTACAAACCATTTGTCAAGATATTTCTGTCGAAAATGCTATAAGTCTTAAAGATTTCAATCCTTCTAATCCTATGGTTAGATCAGACGCTCTTAAATTTATTCAAAAGAAAAAGAAACAAGGGTTTACAACAGATCAGCTTGCTAAAAAATTAGATACTACATTAGAGCGTACAAAGAAGGTAATTCAATATCTTTCCCATCACGATGGTTATAATATACTTAATCAAGGACAAGACCATTGGCAGCTTGTTGTACAATTACCTGAAGAAAAACCACTTGAATTAAGTAGACTGCTCGGAAAAACTTATCGATTTGGTTTAATATCTGACACTCATTTAAATAATGAAAATGAAAGATTAGATGTCGTAGAAGCAGCTTACGATGAATTTGCTAGACAGAAAATAACAGATGTTTTTCATGCTGGTAATTTGATTGACGGAGAATTTCGATTTAATAAATACGAGATTAAAAACTGGGGAGTACATAATCAAGCACAGTATGTTGCAGATGTCTATCCTGAACGTAGTGGTATAACGACTTACTTTATCACAGGTACTTGTCACGAAGGTTGGTATCAAGATAGTAGTGGATTAAAAGTAGGTTGGTACATTCAAAAAGTCTGCGAAGAAGCTGGAAGAACAGATATGGTTCATATTGGACATGTCGAAAGAGATATAATTCTTAAACAACCTATGGGTGATACTAAAATTAGATTAATGCATCCAGGCGGAGGTTGTGCATATGCTCAATCTTATCCAGGACAAAAAATGGTCGAATCTTTTCAAGGCGGAGAAAAACCGCACATGTTGATATTAGGACATTATCATAAATTCAACGTAAACTATGCACGTGAAATAACGACCATTATGGCGGGATGTTTTCATAGTGAAGCAAAAATAACGACAAAAAAAGGAGTTAAGAAAATCTCTAAAATAAAAAAGGGAGATTTAGTTTTAACACACAATAATCGATATAGAAAAGTAACTAAACTTTTTAAACGAGAATATGATGAAGATTGGGTTACATTACATTTCGGACATAAAGGTTCGCAGTGTAACGGAGGAAATAGAATTACCGCTACATCAGAACATCCTATCCAAGTAGTTCGTGAAAATTTTAAGGAATGGATTCCGATTAAAAATATCGAACTTGACGATATTATTTTAGTAAATTCATCAGAATGTAAAGGATGTGGAGCTAAAGTACCTTATTATTTAAGCTATTGTAAAAAATGTAATCCTTCAACAATATTAGCAAAAAAACGAAGAAAAAATGGGTTTATAACGTGGTACGAACGTTCGAAAGAAAACAAAAGATCTACACATTTAGATAAAATGGAAGGGAAACCAATAAATAAGAAAGACTCAAAACATAAGCATTTCGTTAACGACATCTTGCCGTTTTGCGAAAAGAAAAAACAAGAAGGGTCAATAATTGTACCTGTCGGCGGCCCGCTTATTCCAGATGCTATTGAATTTAAAGACGGTAAAGTTATATTACACGAACTAGAAAGAGGCTTTTCTTACTGTAATACAAGTTTTAAAGATAAGTATAAAGATACTTATATGGAAGATTTTGTAGACGAAATTGAATGGAAACTATTAAAAAAACAGCAGGCAGAGTATAAAAGAACTTGGTATAAAGAAGATGAATCTGGATTTATTCAAGTTAAAGTTACTTCTAAATTAATAAAACCTACGAATAATAGTAAAGGAAAAAAGTTTGTTTATAATTTTGAAGTGGACGAGGATAATAGTTATGTTGCAGCAAATGTTGTTGTACACAACTGTCTTGAGGACCAGACTTCTTTTATGCGGAAAAATAAATTGGCAGCACACGTTGGTTTTAGTGTAGTAACAATAGGATCACGAATTGACGGAACAATAGGAAGATGTAATGTAGAGTGGTTTCCTTTCTACGATAGAAAATATCACCAGAAATTAAATAGCTATGTAATTGAGTGATAAGTGTTCGTTTACGGGGTCTAGCACTCCTTGTAACAAGAGATCTGCTTAAACGGGTATAATTATAGCCCCTAAATATTAAACTGTTTAAATCGAAAGATATCAAGCTTTCTTTCTTTTCCTTAGGGCGGGTTACTTTATGGATATTCTGTAGCCCGCCCAATTTTTATTTCTGCTTCTTTTTCCATTTTTCAAATTCTTTAAAAGTTATCTTTTTATAAGCTAGTTTCCATCGCATTTCTTCTTCTTTTCTACTAATTAATCTACGACGTCTTTTAGAGCCTTTACCCATATTTCACCATTAAATTAATTTGTGTTTAATCTAGCCAAATATTCTACGGCTTTAGCATAACTGTGACAATGAATAAAATCGATACCTACAGTAGTTGTTTCGTCAGAAAACAATGCTGTACCATCTATTTTTATATCGGACTCAGACCAATCTATATTTATAACTCGCTTTCTCCAACCAATTGTGATACGACCTTTAGGTGTTGTAACAATCAACCACGGAGATGTATAGTAGTAAACTTCACTACTGTATTGGTTTTCAATCACTTTTACATAAATAGGTTCAAATCCGGTCTTAGCAAATAAACCAGTTAATTGAGCAATCCTTTCTTTTCGTTCTTGCTGTCTATTAATTTTTGCCCATTCTAAGTTAATTTTATACCTTATATTTGTTAAAGCATTACAAGCTTCGTGCGACATTTCTTGCTTAATATGTTCAGGAAGCTCGTGATAATTATCTGAATCAATCGAAACAACGCCTGTAAAATTACCGCTTCCGCCTGCTGCGTCCATCTTACCTAAATTGATCATCTTTTTCCTTGCCTTTCCTTTTTAATTATTTCTTCGAGTTCTTTCAAGTCAGCAATATCGTAATCGTCTAATATATTGAGCAAAGTGTTGATCCAACCTTTAAGTCGATTACTGTTTCGAATTGCTTCTTCATTATCCATCTTTTTTCTCTTTTAAAACATAACCTTTTTCTATGTCGTAATTATACTTTCCGCCATACATTTTTGACCAAAAATCCTCGCTAAATAATATTTTCGGAATTTCTTTGATTTGACCTGCTTTAAAAGCGATTTGTGCTGCTTCTTCTCTATTAACAAATTTGCCTCCATTTGTAACGAATCCTTGTACTACTTGCGGATTAATAGTATTATATTTTTTAAAACATTCGGAATGATGCTTACCTGTAAAAATAGTAAAAGGTGCTTCTCTCATTTTTATAGCAGCATGTGTTATTTTCATCTTTCCTCTTTTGCACTGGGCCAAAGGATTTTATGAAGTTGCAATGAATATTGAACAAGCTGTAAAGTATCACTATTTTCTAACATCATTTCGGCTAATTTAGTAGGCCAATCAGTAAATTCAGATCCGAAAATAAATCCAGGACTAAAAGCGATTTGTGCTTCCCAATCCTTGTGATTAGCTATTACTTCTTTAGCTCGATTATAATCTGTTTCGTCAGATATTACAAATTTAATAACATCTGTTTCTGCCAAAGATTCGAAAACATCTGGTTTCATATACCCTTCCATTTTCGTTGAGGGCAATTTGTAATCAACAATGTACCGTAAATATTGCTTTATCAATCTATTAAAACACAATTGATGTTCATTAATTTTAAATAGTCTCGGAAGAAGTTGTGAACCGTTTGTTTCAACAGATACTCGATGCCCTAACTCTAATAATAAACTAATTAGATTAGCTGTCTCAGCTTGTAATAAAGGTTCGCCACCGGTAATAGTCACTTTATTTAAAAGATTCGTATTAACAATTTGATCAAGAGTCATATAATTTTTAGGCTCTGAACTTTGCGAATACGCTGTGTCACAACAAGTGCATTTAAGATTACAACCCTTTAAACGAATAAAAGTGCAAAGCTCTCCTGCTCCTTTGAATCCGTTTACTTCGCCGTCAATTGAATTGAATATTGCTTGTACGTTTAATCGTTTCATTGTTTTACTTTCTTTTTAATATAAATAAAACTATCAGGCGTGGCAGGGATTTGCACCCTGCATGGGGTTGTTATTTGTTTTGTTGGGGAGAAGCACAGCATTCTAATCCAACACCTGTCAATTCAGGTCAACAACATTCTTATAAACATCAGCTTATCGATGCCTTTTACCAGAGAGGACTTCTCTAACTCTCTTGCGTCTACCTATTTTTCCGCCACTGCCCGATATTTTTAGTTACTTGTTTGTAAATCTTCTTCGTTGCTCTAAACACAGATTGTTGTACTGAGGATATACTGTATTAGGATCAACTCCGTCAATTTCCATTTTTCTAAGATCTTTTTTCAATTTGAGTTTTTCTTTTTCATCTGTACAAGCTTCGATAGCAGCTTTCATCCTTGGAGGTACTTTTGCTGTTCTCTCTTTAGCATACTTTTCAATCAAACAAACTACTGAGTTTAGATGTGTATCTGTCATATCACATATTTCGACTGCTTCTCCGTCTCTACTTTTCCAAACATTTAAATCTACTTTTTTCTTACTCATACTACTGCTCCTTTAATTAAATAAACACATCGTTAAGGGGCTCTCCCTTAACGTATCATAAGCTTCTAATCACTTCGTGGCTAATTATACCCTATTCTTTTGATTCTAAAGATTCTGTTAACGTCTGAATGTTTTCGTTTAAATATTTTGTTAATGTAGGCCATATTTGTTTTGTTTCTTCTTCCGAAAGACAAAAAGTTGTAACCGAATTTTCCAGAATTAAACGTAAACCGGAATATTTTTTTGCTGATAAAAAGTTTTCAAATTGTCTTATTCGATTAAGTTTCTCTTCTATTTCTATTATTTTCATAATTTCCTTTCTAAACAAAAATTACAGCCTTGTAATATTCAAACTTAAAAATTGGTATTTTTTATCTGACTAAAAAATTCGTTCTTTGTAGAAGACTCTGTTCTAAAATTACCTTGAACAGAACTAGTAATAGCGACTGATTCCGGCTTATTAATTCCTCGCATTCTCATACAAAGATGTTGCCCTTCAACTTGCACTGCTGCGCCTAATGATCCTATAGACATTAAAGCTCTTGTAATATCCTCAGTAAAATCTTCTTGAATGACTGGTCTTTTTGCTAACATTTCGACCAATCTTGGAATTTTAGATAATCCTAAAACTTTACCGTTCGGAATATATGCTACTGAAACATAATATTCTACAGGAAGAAAATGATGTGGACACATAGAAAATGTATGTATATTACGAACAATTACCATTTGATCTGACAAAGAGTTAAAAGCTGTAGTCAAAATGCTGTTAATTTTGTCTTCAGTATTTTCAAGCCCTGCAAAAATTTCTTGATATGCTTTTACGATTCTTTGAGGAGTTTTCTTAAAATGTTGATTATCAAGATCAAGACCTAAACCTTTTAAAAATTGCGTAATGCCGAGTCCCATTTGTTCGACATTCATTCGTTTTGGACTAATTTGTAAATTCTGCATGTACTTTTGTCTCCTTTATTTTTATTATACTAAATTATTTGTTTTACGGAGCGATGCCTTCAAGCCATTCGTAAGTGTTCGGGCCGTCTTCGCCGTCTTTCATTTCTGCAACCCAATTTTCGTAAGCATCACCTTTGATCAATCTTATAATTTGATCAATAACCCAACAACGATGATGGTCACCTTCGATGCCTCCGTACTCTTCGATAATTTCTAATACTTTTTTGTTCGTATCCTCGAGTTGCTTAATTTGTTTATCCTCGCCTATAACACATTCTTTCAACGAAGTTATCTCAGATTGTAATTTACTTATCTTATTTTTCCATTTTTAATAACCTTTATTTTTATTATACTAAATTATTTGTTAAAAGCATTAAAAATTTTATTTTAACTCGGAGGAGTATTTGTCCAAACCGCCTGGTGACTCTATTCCGGAGTAGAAACAATCTTTTTTAATAGATTCAGGTGTTATGTTAATAGGATTCATTTTATCGGACAACTTCCACCATCACATTCTAAAGAATCTTCAAATTCAGTTTCTTCGACGTCTTCTATCTTTGTAATCATAGTAGTCATTTTAGATAATTCATTGTAACGATCTTTTGATATTTCTTCATAAGGTGCTTGGGCAAATCCGTGTTCGTTATGTAACAAGAAAGAAACAGATTTAATCATACCGTAATTTTCTTTTAACCATTTTTTAATACTTGGAAGTTCTTTTTTACGATAATATACAGTTATACTGACACTATTATCAGACCACCATTTTTGAAGTTCTTTCAATGTTTCGAGTTGATCAATAGCTGATACATCTTTTGCTAACGTAGTTCCTTTTGGAGTTTTAATAGGAAAAGAAACAACCATTGTTTTCGTATCCCTTTGTCCATCGTATTTTAACGCAGGTTCGACATGATAACCTTTATCTCTACATACTGTTACTAAATTATCGTTAGCAGCCATTCTAATTCGTCTTATATAGTATTCAGAAAACGCAGGGTGTCCTCCAGGAGTAACTCCTGCAAGTAAAGATACAGTACCTGACGGTTTAACTGTTGTTAATTTTTTTGAACTGTTAGCCCCAATCTTTTTTGAATATTCAAGATCGTATTCTTTTAAGTATTTATATACTTCGTCAAAAGCAGTAGAATTTGTTTTAAACGAAGACTGCATATATCCTGTTATTCCGATTCCTATTCTTTGATTTCTTCGAACTACTTCTTTTGTTTCACTGTGAATAAAAGGTAATTGAGAAATAGTTTTACACGATTCGTATAAAAGTCTTGCTATTTCTTTGAACTTAATTACGTTTTTAATATTAGGAAGAAAAATTTCAGCTAGGTTACAAGCTTCATAACTTTCTAATGTTATTTCTCCGCAAGGATTAGTCCCAACAACTTTGCTGTCTATATTCTCGTTTCTTCCGTCTACTAGCCTACGATAGTTTTGACTTACATCTAAATTAACTAATCCATAAGGCTCTCCTTCACCTTCGTATAATTTCCAAAATGCATCCGTACAATCTTCAATATCGTTAACAATAACACTGTTGTTTGACATACATCTATGATTAGGAACAGTTTGAATATTCCAATTTTTAGCGTTAATGAACTCAATATCGTTAATCGAACCTAAAGCAATTTGAGCACTTCTTCTCACATTACCTGCTACAACAACAGAACCTATGATATTCATAATATCTAAACAGTCGATAGGACGAAGTTTTTTATTGTATCTGGCTTTAAGAATGTTTACAATTTTATGAATTCCGTCAACCAAATCTTCACTACCAGAAGCTATTCCTCCAAAACTTTTAATAACTCTGCCTCTTGGACGAATACAAGTAGTAGAGTATGTCAAATCTTTTCCAGAATAATAAAAGGACTTAAGAACTTTTGAAAGAAGTTTAACCCAACCTTCACGATTATCTGGTACAATAAAATCTACGTCGTTTGAATCTTCTCTTTTTACATTGACATTATATTTAATTACAGGTAATTCATAAACATTTTCGGGCATTATATTAAAACCTACTCCGCCTCCAAGCATTAATTCATTAAACGTAAAACAAAAAGCTTTGATAGGATCATTTACGGAAACAGCCCAACAATTCTGTAAACTGTCTCCGCCAATTCTATCAACTGTTTCTGTACCTAATTGCCATAAAGCTCGACCTGATAGACTACAACGAAGATTAAAAATATGATCATACAACGTTTCTGCGTCTTGTTTTGAAAATCTACTTCCTATAGATAAAAGTCCGTTTATACATCTTTCGATTGTTTCAAACCATTCTTCAGTTCTATTTTCGTTTTCTATTCTACGAGCGTACGTCCGTTTATACGTAATGTATCCTATAGGACCCCAAGGAGGAGTTAATTCTTTATATTTATCTACAAACTCTTTACTCAGTTTTTTCATTCAGTTTCTCCAATTTTTGTTTTGCTCTTTTCTTTAATAATTCAGCAGTATCTTTTTTATGACATCTTATACAAAGTGTCTGTAAGTTTTCTAATCCACAACATCCTCCGCCTTCGCAAACTGGAATAATATGGTCTGCTTGCCATAATCTATTCTTAGAATACCAGGGACCAAAAGCTTCTTTTAATTCTTTCCTTGTACTGACTTTATAACGAAAAACCATTCGTTTTAATAATCGGAATTGTTTTTGTAACCATCTACAATCTATACCACATTCGGCACAAATACATTTATCACGTTTATAAAAATCAATGTAACCCATACGAACATATGCTTCTTTTCTACATTCTTCACTGCACCAAACTCTTTTTGCAGGCTTACCACACCATTTACAGGAACCTTTAGGAGGTTTAGGCAACATCGAACTGTTTAAGTATCTTGTAAATCTAAGTTCGTATAATCTTTGAACAACTTCTGGTCTAGGAATTGGTTTCATCCTTTAATAACTCCCAAAGGAGTTAATTTCGTAACAATATCTACTAAATCTTTTTGTTCTTCCATTACAATATTAATATCCTTATAAGCACCTGCCGCTTCGTCTAAGTCTGAGATATTTCGAATATTATGAACAACACCTAATGTGTTTAATTTAAGTATCTCGTCTTTTAGATTGAGCTCGTTTTTAGCCTTTGTCCTACTCATTTTTCTTCCGGCTCCGTGCGAACAGGATTTGAAAGATTCGATATTTCCTTTTCCTTCTACGATGTAAGAAGAAGTACCTTGACTACCAGGAATAATGCCTATCTCATCTTTTTTAGCCGAAGTAGCACCTTTTCTATGCACAATAACATTTTTACCGTAATGATTTTCCCAACGTGCATAGTTGTGATGAATATCTATAGGAGTAGAAAAACGACAGTCAGGTAAGATAGAGTGAAATGCTGTTACAACATTAGCAACTATTTGAGAACGATTTGCTTTTGCAAATTTTAACGCATAGTTCATAGCCTCCATATATTCCGAACCTTCTCTAGATTCGATAGGTAAAAAAGCTAATCCGTCTTCGCCTTTAAAAGCAGGAATATTAGAATACCATCGATTACAAAGTTTTTGTGCTAATGTATTATAATACTTAGCTATTTGATACCCAAAATTTCTACTACCAGAATGTACCATAATCCAAATGAACCCGTCATCTCCTTTTTGTATTTCGATGAAATGGTTACCGCCTCCAAGTGTTCCTAATTGATGTCTAGCAGATTCCTGGTGCCTTCGAATAACATCAATATCAGGAATTCCTTCAAATCCTGACCAATTTTGAGGTGATTTATGGTGTTCAAATCCTAAAGGTACAGTTTCTCTAACTTCGCCCATAATTTTCTTAATTTGTTCGATAGATAAATCTTTAGCATAAGTTTTAAGAGCGCACATTCCGCAACCGATATCTACACCCACTGCATTAGGAATTACAGCATTTTCGCAAGCAATCACTCCGCCTATAGGCATACCGTAACCACAATGAGTATCTGGCATTAAACAAACATGCTTATAAATAAAAGGCAGTTTAGTTAAATTATATGCTTGTTCTAGTGCAGGTCCTTCAACATCATTACACCAACTACGTATCGGAACATTTTGTCCTTCAAATACTTTCATTTCAATCCCACCAATAAGGTAATCTTTTTTTAAGTATATCACATAACATATCTAAATCTTGTTTTTGTAGTGTATCTTCGTAATTGTCAAGCTGATATATACCGATACAATTAAAAGACTTAAGTGTTGTAAACTGTAATCCTCCGTCTGTAGATACGTACATTTTAATAGTGACAGGACCATTGTCTATATACTTTTCGTCTACTAATCGTTTAGCTAATAAACTAGCTATTTTCATTCTTTTTTGTTCTTTTGGAAAGTTACAAGACCAAGTATTTTCAAATTTACTCATTAATTCTAATTTTTTAGACAATATAGTCAATAAAAAACAATGGTCATATTGACGATCGTCCCAAATAATAGGAAGCCATATCCAACAATTTTTAAGACTTTGTAAAACCGATCTAAAAAATCTCATTAAAATAACTCCGGTTTAGTTTCTTTGATTTTTTGAGTTACTAACTTCTGCAGTCCTTTGAAATTGATAAGAGGATACTTAAACTCTTTAACAAAATTCCAACAGTCTTCACTTACTAAATCGTGATACACAGTGCTCAGCAATCTAGGTATAAATTTACTCGACCATCCTTCTTTGTCTAATACTATCTTTGCGAGGGTCTTTTCAATTAAAGCCGTTGTACAATATTTATCTACAATATGTTCTTCGACAATTGTACGAGCAGCTTTCTCAGCAGGTCCCATTTCTTTAACATGTTTTTCCTTAAACTCAGATGTTACAATTTTAGCCCATGTTGTCCTACCAAACTTGTTTTTATACTCGTAGTTCTTTATAACAATTCCTTCGCCGGTTCCTTTACCATCTTGGATTAAGAAATTGTTTCCTTCGAGACACTTAATGTAAGCTTCGTAATTACCATTTACGAATGTAGTCGTACACGGTATATAATCAATACCAAATTCTTCTAATAAAACTCTATATTCTTCGTAAGGAAGGTATTCAAACTGCTCCCCTGACGGCAACTCTTCTGCTAAATCTCTTACAACGTCAAAAACGTAAAACTTTTTCCACGCATCCGTTCGATAAGTTTTCAAGCTATGCGGAACTAACCATTCGCCGAAAAGTCGAAGATCAGGATGCTCATTTAAAAAGTATTGATACAAGTTAGAATTTTCTTTAATTGTTCTTCTAAATCCTGCATTATCGTTATCGTCGCTTAGCTGTCTGTTTCTACTTCCGAATTCTAAATTATGGAAACCGTTTCGTATATCTAACCATATACTACCGTTCGTGCCGTCTATTTTTGGGAAAACATAAGTAGTTCCTGACTCGATACCTTCTACTTCTAATGTTCCTAATCGTGCTACATGCTGATATTTTTTAAATTCCATATTACGCTCCGAAGCTATCAAAAATAATTGGTACTCTTTTTTGAACGTCTTTTAATAACATATAAGCAATTTCTTGCATTTGAGGATGTGCTTTTTTAGAACATCTTAACTCGAAGAAATGCATCCATTCTCTAAAATTTCCTCCAACATTTATTTCTGTTTTTAAAGAATTAGGAAGAACACTACGAGCTTGTTGTGGCGTCCAACTATTATTTAATAAATTGATATAAGTTTTTTCGTTCCAAAGCATTTGTGCAAACCATAAACCTTCCTCATCTTTATAACTTTCGTTACAAGCTAAATCGGTATCGAACTTCCATTCTCCTAGCATACCTTCAGCTCTTGATTCTTTAAACCAATTAGGAATAATAAAGGAAACGCCGTCTTTGTAGTTACAATACCTTGTGCTTTCTTGTGCAAAACTAAATAATCTATGCCGGACAAGTTCGTGCGTTACTCCTCTATCACATATTACTTTATAAGACATCCAACCGAACTCGAACATAGCAAGATGCTTCTTACCAAGAAGTTTTTCTACAAATTGAATATAACTATTTTCAGTTATTTTATCTTCTGATTTATAACAAGTTCTTCCAACTTTTTCTATAAGTCTCAATCCGTGACTATTTATGTCCAGAAATTCTATAGACGGTTTAATTAATTGCATTATTTAGTTCTTTCATTTAAGCCACTTTTCGCAGTTTTTATGAGTTTCATCAACAGAGTATTCTATAGTCAATATCCAACAAGTTGTGTCTTTCTTTCCACATGATGCACATTTTCCGTATGCTTTTACTTTTTGAGCCACTCCAACAATATTACGGAACGGCTCCGATGTTATAATAACAAACTCATGTGAGCATTCTGATTTTATAACTGGTCCTACAACTGGTTTTTCATTGTAGCAAAACTTATAATAAAATACACTTAAAAATAGTACCACAATCGATAATAAAAAGCATTTTTGCGATAATTTACTCATTATAAAGCTCTCCCGTCTTCGTACACATGTTTAACTATTGGAAATCTAAGTGAATGTTCGCCTTTTTTATTTGTAGTCTCTTCGAAGTATTGGACTGTAATAGTTTTGCCAATAATTTTATTAGGATCTTTATAAAAAGCTTGTCGTTGATCCATTGTAAAACCTGAACCTACGTTAACTGTATTTCCTTTATAATCAATTGTAACCGAATGAAGAACATCCACGTCTGTTTCGACACCTTCTATTAATTTACGCATAGTAGTAAAAGAAGCGTCCTTTACAACGGTTTCGAAGTCGTGCATTTTCTTAACCTTAAGCAAGTCTTTTGACCGCTTACCCTTATAAAAAGTGTCTTTTCTAAGCATAAGCCCTTCCCAACCTGCTGTTTTTGCTTGTTTTATATAAACAGAAAAGTCTACATCTTTGGGCAAGCAAATTTGTTCTACTATTTTAATACTCGTCTTGCAGCGAAACTGTTTACGTATTTTTTCTAACAAACTACATCGTTCTGAAAAAATACTGTTGCTTTTTCCTTTTTCAAAATCTGCGAGTGCAATACAATCAAACACATGATAAACTGGATTAGGAATAAAATGATTTTTACGACGTACTTGGCTCATTAAACCTTGAAAATCGTCGGAACCGTCTGCTGTTTGTAAAGATAATTCTCCGTCTAATACAATAGGCGGACCTTCATAATCACTTAACATCGTTTTAAGAACGTTTAACGTTTCAAAAGCTTTACCTTTGCGGCTATACAATTCTACTCGTGACGATTTGCCAAGTATAGCTACACATCGTACCCCATCTAATTTTCTAGACACGTACCAATCATCGTCTTCTTTCCAAACTTCTTGTCCTTCCCATTTAGCTCCTAGAGAAACTTGAAAATCTCGTATAGGCGTAAACTTAATCAACTTAAATACTTTATTTACAGTAGAAAGCCCTATTCGTGCTTTGATATCCTTATTAAGTATCATTCCGGCTAAATCTTGTAAATCGTCGGGTAAAGAAAGCAAATACTTACACCAAAGAGTTCTAGCTGCTTTTCCTGTAAAATTTCTAAGCATTAACTGTGTGAGAACAATATCTAATGTATCGTCTAACGGAAGTAGCGTTTTATCCATTTCCAACAGTGCTGTTTTATTTGATAAATTGTATTGCATAAAAGAATCAAATACATATACAAAATATTGTCGAAGATAAGGTTGATTTTGAAGTTCATCTTCTAAGACTTTACTTTTGTACGTTGTTGACGAATTATCAGCTAGCCGATTTAAAACCGCTTTGAGAGCATATAATTTTTTTATTTCCTCGTTTTTCATGTCAGTCCTTTTTAATAGAGACAAGTTTATAATTCTTATCTAGTTTTCTTTTTCGTGCTCCTTCTATACAAGGACTACATCTTCCTGATATAGCACATTGTGAGCCTTTTTTGGCAGTAGTAGTATACCCACATTCTTTACATCTAAACTTGATACTGTTTTTGTATTCTTTAAATATCTTCATTTTTCATTTCTTTCATTTTTATTTCGTATTCTTCTTTAGTAAACTCTACATTAAGAATAGCATATTGTAAGTCTCGAACATTTACGCAGAAACTGCAATAATCACAGGAATCACAGGAATCACAGGAATAACAGTAATCACAGGAATAACAGTAATCACAGGAATAACAGGACTGTAACTTTTGCAGTTCCGCCTTTAATTCGGCTCCAGTCATTTTTAATATTTTTTCTTTTTTTCCGTCTTTCAATCCTTTCTAAAATTATTATTAACTTACTTTTATTATACTGTAAATTTAGTCAAATTAACATAAATTTTCAATTAATTCTAAAGTTGTCCACTTTCCTAAACTATCCGGATCTTCGCCTTTAGGCAATCTAACGACATCGATTTTGTCAATAAAAGGTCTAAAGTATTCTGCTTGCTTTTTAGCTTTCCAATATGCATCACTATCCCAACAGATAATCAATCTTTTTAAATGTTTATCTTCGATAAGATTTTTTTGTATATCTGTGATATGTGTTCCAAAAGTTGCACAAACAGAATCGCCTAATCTCCAAGCATCCAAAATACCTTCGACTAAAATCATTACATTACATATCGAATCGTAGTTATAAAGATAATTGTTTATGTCTACAAACTTCGGAATGTCGTATTTAATATCTGCTTTTCCCGTTAAATCAGCTGCTTGGTAACATACTAATTTTTTTTCATAATAAATAGGAATGATCATTCTGTGCATATATCTGCCTACTTCGCAGATGTAACAGTTATTTCGAAGTAAAGTACCAAAGCTAATATTTCGTCTTTTAAGATAATTGTTTAATAACTTTGATTTAGTATCGGGGGTAATAAGTTGTGAATACTCTGGCAATTCGATTTCTTTAGTTATAAGACCAGACGTTTCGTTTATTTCTTCTTTTTTAAGTAATTGTTCAATTTGGTCTTTAGAAGATTGTTTAAAATTAACTTCTGATGCGTCTAATACTCTTTCACATTCTGTTGTAGAAAGACCAGTCAATTGTTGAAATAATCGGACGAAAGGTCCTGTAGCACTACATCTCCAGCAGTGGAATACAAGTGTGTCTTCGAATATTCCACAATGATTAGACTGATCATTACAAAAAGGACAACAAACATTTACAGAATCTACAGATACATTTTTACCTTCTGTCCAGTACTCAATATTATAGTCATTAAGTATTCTAATTAGTAAACGTTTATTATTCATATTTTTAAAAGGTGTAAATATGTAGAGGCTATAATTATACCCATTATTAACTTAAACACAGTGTACGTCGTATTTAAGCCCCTAAATAGAGTCTAAACAAGGTGATTAAGCTCTTTAAATAGAAGCTACAATGTAAATAAAAACCAAGTAAGGAATCGCACCTTATGTTTATGCCTCCTTAACTCGGCCGCGTATCCGGCGACTATTTATATAGGAAAAAATGATTATATTAATAGATCAAACGCTCTTTGTTTAATCAAAGCTCCACTACCGAATACTGTCGATTTAAAAGCAGTTTCGCCTTCAGGAACATCTGTATTTTTACGAACGTTCGATCTTCTTTTATGGTCCACATACTCAGTCACTGCATTAAAAGCATCCCAAGCAGAATTTCCGTGACTTTCAATTCCTGAAACGAAAAGGTCTTGTACTTCTTCACGAATACTCGCAGTTCGTTTAGGTAAACGAGCAACACCTTCTTCGTTTATTTTATCAGGAAAAAGATTTTTAACAAACGTATTCATATCATCTTTGCAAAAAGATCTGTTTGCAAGATCATTAATCACTCTGTCTAAAGCATTATAATAATGTTCAGATAATCCTAAAATCCTACGTGCTTCCGTAAAACCTATACGATATTGTTTCGAATGCTGAATTCGTACTGTGCTAACTGTTCCAGGAATTTCGACTGTCAAACCGTTCGAACAAACAAGTCTAAATGCACCCATTTGTACTTTAACTGAACTTGTACCATCGTGAGAGGATTGAAGAAACAAATACTTACGAATCTTTTCGTTATCACGAATAACGATATCGTTATCCATTTCAGCGATTACGTATATCCTGCTTCCGCCTTCAAGCTGTCCAGCATTTTTATATTTTGCAACGCCTTCTTCAACTAGACCATCAAAAAATCCAAAACACTCTCTGTTTTGAATAGGTTCGTATTTTCCTTTGACAACACCTAATACTTCATTATCCGTATCACGCACAACACCGAGCCGATTTTTTGCTTTGGTACCTATAACCGGTATTCCGTCGACCATATTTGTACCAGCAGTATAAAGGGGCTTTAAATTAACCTTCCAGTCTAATCCGGCCAATTCAATAGCTTCTGCTGCTGTTTTTGCTTCTGATACTCCTGTACTAATTCCTAACCACGGTAAAGAATAATGCATTTTAAATCCTTTCATTTTAGTTTTTTATATACTATTTTATAGTTTTTTATCGGACAAAGGGTTAACAACAATTTTTATATCTCTTCTTCTTTCATGTTCCGTCCAAAGTTCGAATTGCCAAAATCCATTATTGTAACATTTACCATAACCGCAAGTCATTTCATCTGCAATATTGGTTGTCCAAGTTGGATTAATATTAAGCAAAAATAAAAATCTTGCAATAAAACTGTAATTTCTCATTTTTCAATCCTTTTAATTATCGAACTTTACTTTAATTATACTAAGTTATCTAATAATTAACTTGTAAAATGTGCTTTATTTCTAAGATACTCGTACCAATCTCCATTTTCCTTTAACGTACGAGGAATCTGAGATTCGTAACAAGTATTGTAAGCAGCGGTTGTTTTCATCTCTTGAATTAATTTGATCCCCCAACCAATACTAAGTAGTAAATTTACAGCTTTTGATAATTCAGCTTCGTAATCAATAAATCTTGAAAAATTTATCAAATCCCGAAAATGGCTTATACAATTGTATTTTTCTAATGCATTTTCTTTTGTTAACATCTTTGCAATCCTTTCTAAAATTATTATTAACTTTTAACCTACTTCCTTATTATATTAAGTTTAAAAAAAGAATCAAGCACTTTTTTCATTTTTCTTTACTTTTTTTGTACTTTCTTATATATTCCATCGTTGTCTGCACTAAGCTCTTTCTAATACGTCTATTTGTATTTACTAATGAATCTATAGAATTCAATAAAACAAGATCTATTGCTAAACATTTCTTTTTTTGCTCTAATCGTTGAATTCTGCCTTTACACTGTTTTCGTACTTTCGGAGAAGCTATAGGCGAAAAGAAAAAAATTAA